CCCTCCATCACGTTTTCGTCAGCAACGACTTTCGTAAAGTATCTGCAGATCGATAACAAGATTCTTGCCCTATCGAACGATCCCGACGAGCCTGCGATTCTCTTCAATGTAGGTGCCACCAAGAGTGCCAGGAAGATTGGTGTCAACGGGCTGGTCATTACGCCGTCCCTCCATGCGCCGATTGTTGTACACCCGGACGCGGCATGGATCAACACGGCGACTAAGAACACTCGACCCACCGCAGAGACACCTACTAGTGAGACACTCATCAAGAGCACTGCCGGTGACAATACTTACTCGTTTGGGTACTTTATTACGTACGAGACCGAGTTCGGAGAGTCTGTCGCGAGCGAGGTTACCGTCGTCAAGACTCAGCGTGGGTGGAGTCAGTGGAAGTTCAAGGCTCCTGACGCCTCTGGTAACGAGTCGTCAACGAACGTGACGGACCCCGAGCGCGCGATGGATCAGCTCGTGGCAATGATCCCCGGTACTCTCTACGATACCTTGAAGGCTGGCGGGGCGATTCGTTGGAACCTGTACCAGTTCACCTGGAATGACACGAGTCCGGTACCCTCGATTGCCACTCTTGTCGGTAGCCGAGACATCACTGCAGGTGGCACCAACGATACTGAGTCGTGGATCATCAACAGCGCGGCTGCAATCTCGGACTCGTACGTTGTTCCTGTGCCCAGTGATGACAACCGAGTTAACTACAGCGGAGGCCCGACGGCCCGACAGGGCATCGCTGCTGGAGACCGCCTGATCCTCGTAAACGACGGTGTCAATCAGGCTCTGATTAAATGGTCTTCTAACGTTCCTGGAGGGTACACGAACTTCTCCCCGAGTAAGGGTGGGGGCGAGAAGACGCTGAGCATGGGTAACTTGCTTGTGCCTGTCAGCGTTCACCTGTGGCAGAACCCACAGTCAATGGACACCCTTGTCATTCTGTGTAAGGGACTCAATGGTCAGCACGCCGCTTACTACATGGCTCCTGCGTCAGTCGCTGGTCAGACCGACGAAACTCTCATCATGGGTTTCGAAGAAACGACAGCGACACCTGGTTCGATCGCACCGTACGGCTCGGAAGTCCTGAACAACGCTCTGTATCACCCGCTCGAAGCGGAGTTGATGAAGAGCACCGCTCAGAATTACAACATCAGCCACAAGACGATGACGACCGATATCGCCAATAAGTGGCAGCGTTTGCTCAATAAAGAGAATATCATCTCTGCTCAGTTCGATAACCGCCTCTACTACATCGTGCACAACCCTGACGGTGAGCCTCTCGAAGAGGACTGCATGGGCAACGAAGTCTGGGTGCTGGACGTAGCGGGTGACGACCCTGTGTGGTCACGCTGGCTCGTACAGGGCATAGCTCTCCGGAAGCTCCAGATCGGCTCCAAGCTCTACATGGCAATTGTTCGGCCTGACGCGATCTTCATCTTCGATGAGCTGACCTACGTGGATGAGTACGCACAGGGAGCCTCGACTCTATCGCGCAGCATTCCGTGGAAGTTGGAGACCAACACTCTTGGTGCCAACCGACAGCACGACATGCCTGCTCTGTTGTATCAGGCTAACGTTCACGTTGGAGACTTCATCGGGAGTTTCGAGTGGGGTGTCCGAGGCTACGATGTCCACGGCTACAAGGTGGACATTAAGAAGCGTACTCACCAGCCTCAGGACGGTAGCGACGTCAACTCGGATCTAGGCGACACGATGGACTATCTCCTGGTTCAGCGCGACATGGAGGAGTGGACGTTCTTTGCACACTCCATCGAAGATGTCATTCCTGGTGAAGACGCCCCGAGTGTCTGGCCGATGTACGGGCAGATTGACTTCGTTCAGTTCATGCTCATGCAGGAATCGGTGAACGTCGGCACCGAGCGTGGCTCGGTAGAGACCTTCGAGTACGTCCGCAACGCGTATCGCGGAACAGAGAGTGGGACCAGTATCACACGGAACGGCATTGCACTTCCGTTCAAGACGGGGAGACCGTAATGGCTACAGCATTCAAGCAGTTCATCGTGGATTCCAGCGCGATTCGGTACATCGCCTACACGCTCCGAGAACTCGCGATCTTCCGAGAGACCGGGGAGGTCGAGGTCGGGACAGGTGGAGAAATCTCCACTCAGAACCTCGCCTGGAACGAGATTGCATACCGTATTCGTGAGTACGTCGACCTCGTAGAGAGTGGTGAGATTAGCGAGGGCGGTGGCGGCGGCGGTGGTATGACCAATGAGCAGGTTCGAGACATCATCGGGGCCGCGCTCTCTGGTGAGGGTCTCATTGCTGTCCAAGCAAACGACGAGGCCGACACCATCGTCATCACCACCACAGCGACTGCGAACAGCAGCGATGCGACGCTCCTCAACCGTGACAACCACACGGGGACACAGACGGCAGACACGATCAGTGACCTGACGGCAGCAATCCGGACAGCCGTCGCCGCGTTCCTGGTCGAGGGTACCAACATCACCCTCGATCATGATACAGAGGGTGGCACGCTCTCCATCAGTGCTGCTGGCGGGGAAGGCGGTGAGAGTCTCACCGAAGAGAACGTCCGAGACATCATTGGCTTGGCGCTCTCTGGAACTGGTCTGATCACGGTCACTCCCAACGATGGTTCCGATACCATCGTCATCAGCACGACCGCAACGGCGAACAGTAGTGATGCGACGCTCCTCGATCGTGCGAACCACACTGGAACTCAGGCGATCAGCACGGTCTCGGGCCTCCAGGATGCGCTCGACAACAAGGCACCCAAGGACTCTCCCGCGCTCACTGGCAACCCGACTGCTCCGACTCAGACCAGTTCAGACAACAGCACGAAGCTCGCCACGACTGCGTTCGTCAAGGCTCAGGGTTACGCCGCTCTCGCGTCTCCTGCGTTCACAGGGAACCCGACGGCTCCGACGCCGACTGCCTCTGACAACGACACGTCGATTGCGACGACCGCCTTCGTCAAGAACCAAAACTATGCTCCGATCATCGTCGATGTTGAGGAAGAAGACGAGGACAACTACGCTGACGGCACGATCTTTGTCTGGACGACTGCATAATGGCAATCTCCCGCGTAGACGAAGGCGTTGTCGAGATTGTCGATGCATCAGAGGACGATGATCAGATACTAAGTACAGCCGGACTAGGCCTCCAGCCTGGTGACGTGGTTGTACTCGCCCCGAACCAAGGTGTGAACGGGTCAACGATCATTAACGACCCTGCCAACTCGCACCAAGTAGCCTCGGACTCCTCGCCTGGTTCTGGCTCAATCTCGTCGGCAGGGTACCTCGTTCAGATCCAGGATCCTGTCCAGTCATCCATCGCAGTGAAGTGGAGTGAGCCGGACGACGGCTCGCTCGTCTGGGCTGCATACCGAGGCGTGGGCTGGGATGCAACGATCGCGTTCAATACCCTGGACTCGTTCACGAACGGGTGGGCTGCTACAGCGACGCCCACGTCGTCCGACCTCCCGAGCAGGGTGATCCCGTCTGACGGCTGTCTCCTGCTCGGTGTCTGTGACATGGCGTCCGGCTCTGAAGCCGTGACCGCTGTTGGTGGAACAATCATTGCCAACGGGTCTGAACGCAACGGCATCCTGGCTGAGTTCGGTACTGTAGACATCGGTGACTCCACGGTCAAGACGTTTAATGGCTGGCCCACGAGCGCTTACCGTGTTCGCTCCTACGGCATCCTGCTCATCCCCGAAGATGCTGACACGACTCCTCAGGTGGCGTGGAGTATCGTGGGAGCGGCGAACGAGAACGGCTTCACCGTGAGCACGAAGACCTCGTTCGCGGAGTCGGTTCGCCTCAAGGTCGGCACCAACTCTGCAGTCACCGAGAACGTTGTCTTTACGGACCCGGTGGTGCCGGATGGTTCTGGGTACTCGCACCACGTCTTCGATTCTGGTGACCCGAATACTCGGTACTACTACATGGTCGAGATGACTGACGCAAGTGAGAATGTCACTCTCACGACCCTGCAAGGTTCACCGAAGACCAGGAACACGCCGGGCGTCCCGGCGAACCAGATGTTCTTCTTCGGTTCCTGCTTCGCTGAGTTCGACATCGGTGGCGAGTGGTACGACACAGCGTTCCAGCGGATCGCCGCTCTCAATCCAGACTTCGGATTCCACCTGGGTGACTGGGACTACGAGGACAACGTGTCCACGAGCCAGGGCAGTCAACTTGCCTCGCTCGAAGTGTCTATGGAGGTCTCCGATCACCTGCGAACAGTCACAGCGAACATTCCGATCACGTACTCGAAATCGGATCACGACTCTGGTGCGAACAATGCATACCCTGGACCGTACACCTCTGCAAACAGAGCTGCTGCTCTACAGATGTTTCCGTACCCGACGAGGCCAGACGTTAATGGCCTGTACCACTCGATCGTAGACGGACGGATCCGGTACATTGTTCTCGACACTCGTTACTTCGCAGAGACAGACGGCTCTACTCGCCTAGGTTTCGATCAACGTGACTGGCTGTTCAATGAGCTGGATCAGAAAGAGCCGCTCAAGTTCATCTTCATGGACTCGACCTGGACGGACGATCGAACGCCCGCTGTTGGAGCGGACACGTGGCCTGTCTTCGAGACCGAGCGAGTCGCGATCGGCAACTATATCGAGAACAATGCGATCGGTCGCATTGTCATTGCCCACGGCGACCAGCACTGTCTCGCGGCAGACGACGGCACAAACAACCCTTACGGTGGCGTGCCCATTATCTGTGCCGCGCCGTTCTTCCAGGAATCCTCGTTCAAGACTGCCAACCCATCCTCTGACTGGAGCGAAGGCCGTTACCCGACTGTCGTTCAGGCTGCTGGACAGTTCGGTCAGGTCATCATCACTGACGACGGTGAGGAGATTTCCTGGACGTTCAATGGTATTGACAGTGGGAACACGACTCGGGTCACCTACACCGAAACGTTCAACGCACCCATCGGACCCACACTCAAGATCCGTAAGGATAACCTGACCGTCAGCATCCTGCGCGTCGCGGTTCGTCAAGGTGGTGTCACGGTTCCGATTCAGCGGATGGCTATTCGTCAGGGCGGAGTCACGGTTCCGTTGCAGTAGCGCTGGCCTCCGGGGTATAATGGCCTGGATCGGGCCAAATGGCCCCTACCGGTCCAGGGAGGAATCGTGGCAGCACCGCTGCAAGAGAAGACCCGTCTGTATCGTGAATTGCAGACGGCAATCGGCATGGGGGCGAATATCCCCGAGTTCGCTGAGAGCGAGAAGACGTACGTCCAGTGGAAGGAGCAGGAGCTCCGAGACATCCACAACAAGTATCTCAACCCGAAAAAGATCACGATGCCGGAACCGGAATCGGAAGAGGTCATTTCGGACGAGACTTGGAATATTGACCCTGAAGTCGCGAAGTACGTGCAGGAATCCGCTGCTCCCGAGCCGGAACAGGAGCCGGAACCCGCTCAGTCCGAGCCGACGTCCACTGCTCCTCACTCGCGCGTTGTCAACCCTGCTCTCAGCCAGGAAGCATATCAGGCTGCTCAGGAAGAGCGTCGTCGCAACGGTGAGTACGAGCAGACCTACACGGACTGGGTCAGCGAAGTCGTCAGTTCGGACCCCGTCCGGCTGCAGATGGCTGCGAACAGCCGTACCTCCGCCGCTCCCGGCCCCGTTCCGCCCCCGCTACCCCAGGGTATCACCCGGCCCGGTGACCCCCAGAGTGGGGCAGAGGGAGGAAAGCCCCGCTACAAGGTGCCGCGCGAGGCATGGGTGCAGTACGTACGCAACCCGCAGAAGCTCGCCGAACTGCTCGGTGTGCCATTCAGTGATCGCGGTGCAGACCGAGCCGGGATGACGTTCAACACCCACGGTCCCGACGACCCGCTCCGCGTGGACTCACGTTGTCGAATCTGGTTCCGAGACGAGGTCATGAAGCCTGCCATTCCGAAGAGACGGATGATTCGCAAGGTAAAGGCTATGTCGGCGAACGTCGAAACCATCAAGACTTACCGCCCTGACGGTGGGCTAGATGAGACGTTCGAAATCGCGGGTGATGATCAGCGAGAGATTGAAGTCCGAATCTCTATGCCCTCGTCGCAGGTCGGCGTCTACGTCGATCCGCGTATGCCCTTCAAGATCCACACATATGGTGGACGCCGGGCCTTCGACTACGAAGAGGTCATGGACTATTGGGGCGGTCGTGAACTCGTCCCCTCGACGGTGAAGACCATCTACATCGACATCGATCTGTGCTACACGATCGACAGCGTTCGAGACACCATCGAGCGTGAGTACCGGGAACGCGTGCTGGGAAGGAGCATGGGACTGTGACCGAAGCCACTGAAGAGGCCGTTGAGTACGACCCCAACGAGATCAAGGACCCGACCATCGAAGTCGAGGACCTCAAGCCGTTCGACCCGTCGCTGACGGTTCCTCCGGAGTTCGAGACCGAAGAGTTCATGCAGAACGCGATCCGCAACTCGGAGCGTCGGCAGTACGATCACACGTTCTTCGAGATCTTCGAAGACCAGATCATGGGTTACCTGGAACCGACTGAGCAGCCGCTCACGATCGGTGTTGCCCACAGTATCATGACCAGTTGGCCCTGGTTCCGGTACTCGGACATCGAAATGTACCTCGTGTACCGCAAGCGGATGCTCAAGGAAGTTCTCGCGGAACTGGAAGCGAGCTACCCCAAGCCGCGCGAAGAGCTTTTCAAGGAGAACGTCGACGACTGGCAGCATCACCGTGAGGCGTACCTCGAACTCATGGCTCGGTGGGCCGCGCTCAACAACAAGTGGAGCGACGAGTGGGCGAAACTCAAGCTCACTGACCGCAAGAAGGCGATCCTCCACGCTGTCGTCGCCGACCTCGCTTACCTGACGGTGAGCGATGATGGCATGATCGGGAAGTTCCAGTACCTCGTGGACTTCGACAACCCGAAGTACATCATCACCGCTGAAGAGGCCATTGCGATGGACGAGCGGATCAAGGAGCTGAGTGATGTCTGATGTCGCAGGACAGCAGCAAGAAGCGCCGAACGAAGGCGAGGCACGCGCTCCGCACCCCGACTCTCTTCCTTACGTGGACCCAGTCTTTGCGCAGGTATGGGCTGAAGTCTACGGCGAAGAAGACGACGAGAGCTCAGAGGAAGGTGAAGGCGCGGCAAGCGGTGTTGCAGATGGAGATGCGGCACCTGCTCCTACTGGAGAAGGAGCTGGAGCAGGAGCAGCGCCGGATCCAGCACAGGCTGGAGGAGCTCAGCCCGACGCCGGAACTGGAGAGGTACGAGAGCCTCGTGATGCTGGGAACGGCAATGGAGACGGGACTCCGGGAGGGACTGGAGATGGGGTCGATGGTCAATCCCAGGGCGTCGCTGGAACCCCTGCCAGCATGGTTCCCGGCTCCGGATTCGACGCGACCCCCGTCGTCGCTGAACTCTCCGTAGCAACTGAGAAGATCAGTGAGCGGATCGAGCAGTCGTTCCGTACCGCCGCCATGGACAGCCTTCGTGAGAAGGCTGATCCTCGCTACTTCGACCTGGTAGACATTCACCCTCGTCGGCTCGTAGGGATGAAGGTTCCCGCACTCTCGCCGAACGGTGAGGACATCCTCATTCGAGACACCGAGGATGCGAAGTCGTGGCAGGAGGCGACGAAGGAGCTGATCAACGAGGAGATTGACTCCCAGGTCAAGACCCGTCAGCAGGATGTGAACCCGTTGATGGGGGTGATTCAGGACAGCGTGATGCTGTTCCAGAACAACCCTGACCTGATCCCCAACACCAAGCAGTACGATCGTGATCTTGCGGCTAAGGTGATGGAAGTCGCGGAATCCTACGCTTACAAGATCAACGGCAAGCTCATCGGCTTCCAGACCAATCTGCAGCCGATCATCAACTCGTTCCGTGCCCAGATCGCGGCACAGCGAGGGGCACAGAACCAGCAGCAGGTTCAGGCCCGACAGGAGCAGCAGCGACAGCAGGCTCAGGCGCAAGCCCGAACCACGACTGGTCAGTTCGCCGCAGACCCCGGACCGCAGGCGGGCATCGAGTCGAAGGCGGGCATGACGGGTGGCGAGGATGAAGAAGATTTCTCGTCATTCTTCCGTGCGATGGGCCTTCCGCCGAACCTGATCCTCTGACACAAAGGAGAGAAAAATGACAGAGACAAAGAAGAAGAAGACTGACCCAGAACCGGAGAAGTCGCCTCAGGAAGAGTTCGAGGCGGTCGTTGGCATCGAGGTCTCGGATGACGGCGAAGTGTTGACCTACCAGGGTCAGCGCTGGGTCAAGGAGAATCCGAACCAGGGTCCGATCGAGGACCACTTCGACGCAATCTACCAGGCCGTCGAGACTGGGAAGGCTCCCGGCGTCAGCCGTGACCTGGCCCTGCGTCAGATCGGCGGCCTCAAGGACGTGGTGAAGAGCCTCAAGGACGGAGTGTCCTGATGTCTAAGAAGTACAGCGGGCGGCAGATCTTCATGTATGGGTTCCTGCCGCTCGCTGTACTCTTCTTCCTTCTCTTCTTTGGAGTGTTTCTCTTTGGCTGAGATCTTTCCGCAATACTACAAGCCTCGCCCGTACCAGGCTGAGTTGCACAAGATGTGGCAAACGAAGCGGTACGGGATCGCTGTCATGTCTCGACAGACTGGCAAAGACACTTCGATGTCTATGGAGACCGTCAGCGCTCGCCTCAAGTTTCCGAAGACGACGGGCGTATACGTTGGTCTCAACGCCCCCTCGATTCGCAACATCCTCTACGACAAGTCTTACTGGGATCCCGAGCGTCAACTTCAGTTGCGGATGCTCCAGGACAACGTACCCTCCAGTCTCGTGGAGTGGAAAGACACAGTCATGGAGGGTCGATTCAAGAACAAGTCGATTCTCAAGATCGCCGGATACTTCCAGACAGGCAAGGGCGAGAACGGTGTTGGTACGTCATTCGACGACTACTCGTTTACGGAGCTCTCCCTGTTCCAGAAGGAAGACCCGATCCCCCGACTCCAGCCGATCATCGACTCTGAGAACGGCCACAAGCGCCTGATGATCGCAGCCACTCCTCGTGGCAAGCGGAAGAACCCGCTCTGGCTCCTGATGGAGTCGGTCAAAGACCGTCCCGACGCTCAGATCCTCATCCGTGGTATCGATGATCTGAACGCGATTATGCTTCGCCATGGTCTCAAGCCGATCCTGACCCAAGCTCAACTTGAGAAGATCGAAGAGACCTATCTCAAGCGCTTCGGTAACGCTCGGATGTTCCAGCAGGAGTACCACGTTTCGTTCGAAGAGATGGACGCTGCTGCTGTCTATGGTGAAGCCCTCGGAGCTATCAAGCGAGAAGATCGAGACGAAGCCTTCAACTGGTTCAGAGACAGGCCGATCTACTGCGCGTTCGACATTGGCTCAGCAGGAAAGCACTCGGATGCCACGGCTTGGATTGCTTTCCAGTGGGATCCTGGAAGCAAGAAGCTCTACCTGATTGACTGCGGTGAGGGGCACGGCAAGGCTCTACCCGAGTATGTTGATGTGCTTCAGCAGAAGCCATGGTTCAACCAGCTTCAGCAGATCATCCTGCCGTGGGACGGCGACCACCATGTAGCAGCGATCACTACGACTGCAGCAGACCTGATGCGCGAGCGTTTCCAAAACGTCTACGTGCTTGCCAAGGGTACGAACATCTGGACGGTGCGCGGTCTCCCGAACACTGACAGTTCTGACATCATCACGATGGTTCAAAGTGTCCGGCTCCAGATGTACAACACGTACATCAATGGTCTGCGACCGAATGAGCTCGCCAACACCGATCGCCCCAACTGTGACCGTGTCCTTGAGTGCATGGAGCAGTACAAGTACTCGTACAGCGAGTCAACTGGTGACTACTCCCCGTACCCTGTTCACGACCAGTACTCGCACATGATGGACGCTCTCCGATACGTGGTCCAGGCCACAAAGGAAATCAACTTCTTCGGGACTCTCCCGAACAGCAACAACTCTGGTTCCACTCGTGACTACGAAGAAGATTACTCGGGGGTGTACTGATGAGTAGTGGCGTTGGTCGACACAAAACGATCAGACAGGCAATGGAGTTCGTGTCTCGAAACCCGGAGTGGCCGGACACGCCTCGCCTCGATATGCCTGTCTGGGAGCTTATTACCCGTAACCTGTTCGACATCTCTCAGAGCGAAGATATGAGTAAGGGTATCATGATCAAGAGGACGCGTGCTCAGAAGGTCATTCTGAACCGTATGACCGGTACCCGACGCACTGGCACCGCTCCGGCAATCAGAAACGCAAAGGAGGTCATCATCTACGACCTCGCTGCCGGTCATGCTGGCCACGAAGAGGCGCAAGAGCAGGAAGCATCCCCGGTTGAGGTAACACTGTGAGCAACGCACTCGTCCCTACTGGTCGGAAACTCCGCACAGAGACTCCGAGAGATGTCAAGAGCAGCAGCGACACCAGGCTTGAGTGGATGTGGGACCAGCGACTCGCTGTCGTCGCCAACATCTACTATCGGTCACCGGATATCCTGGACCGAATGGCTGCTCGCCTGATCCTAGACGCTATCATGGCTATGAATCTAGCTTCGATAGAACTTGTTCTGCAACGGATCGAAGGTGCTCCAGTGTCTGATCAGACAATCGTGGAAGGGGACTCTCTAGTCCTCTGACCGCAGGTGGAACAGGTCGCGTTTCTAGCCGAACTTGTTTGATAGCCTTAGCAACGGCATCGTTACACGAAGCACAGTCACACTCTAGCCTGTGCCAGTACGCCTCTTCTAGAGAGTACGTTACAGGCATTTGTCTATCTTTCACCCGTAACGCGTTGATCGGGTTGCGCTCATTCTCGATCCGCCACCTGCGTTGCTGCTCGACCAGCTTCCAGCGTCGGTAAGACGGGTCAGTCTTTCGAGGCATCAGTCGACGGGATCAGTGTCCAGGACCCCGGCTTCGTATTCCGGGATCAACTGCAAACACATGGGCTTGCGCCGCTCGACTCGGAAGCCCTTCGGTACGTCGTAGGCTTTGCCGACAGGACGACCGAGGATGGTCGTCTTGCGCTCCTTGCCGAAGTAGTCTCGAAGGATCTTGTTGATGTGACGTAGGTGCATGTTGGCGCTACCGTTGGAAGCACCGCCTTGCCACCGGTCTGGATCAACTCGCTCCTCTTCCTGGATCTGCTTGATGGTCTTCCCGGTCACAGTCTCGAAGATCATCACGGCATTCACCTTATGACCCTTGACTCGGGTTGAAGGACGCAGGTTACGAAGGAACCAGCGGACCTCTCTCTCCCACTCAACGAGAGCGGGATTTTCGTCAATAGCCCAGTCAGCCCTTGTGAGAGGCATGATACCTCTCTGGTTACGAGGCTTGATAATCTCCTGGACTTCCTCAGCCGTCTTACCTGGCTTCGCTGTACTCGGGAAGAGTCCGCCAAACTCTTGACGGAGTGCCGACTCCAGGTCTTGCAACTCCCTACTCGTATCGCTCATGGTTTCCTTCCGACGCATGGGGGCGTGACCCCATTGTAACATAAAAAGAAAAAGAGGGGTGGCCGAAGCCACCCCTCTTGATGCTGAACGTATTGCTAGTGCCTGCTGTACTTCAGAATGTTCCTGATGATTCCCGTGACTTCGTCTTGCGGGAGACCCAGTTCGTCACCACGATCGTAGATTTCACGATCCCACTCTGGGAAGTTGGACGCATACATCTGGCTACCGATTGCGTACAACCTCTGGTTACGAGTGCCCTCCTTGGCGGGCATCTCTAGCTGAGTCCGAAGACGGTCGTGGATGATGACGAGTTCGTCAGGACCCAGAGCCTCGGTCCCGTTCTTCGTGAGCCGCACAGTCCGACGAACGTCCTGTGCATTGGTCAGAAGATCGTGGAGGCTCCTTGGAAGGGGTGCTACATCCAAGGTGTTCCACTTTTGACCAGGGTAGTGGTAAACCACTCCCGAACCACGGACGTCGACGCCACGGACGATACCGTTGTGATCCTCCATTTCGTTGTACCCGCGTCGTGCGTCCAGCTTGGCACCCTCGACCTCGTAGAACAGGTGGTACCCGTTCCCACTTTTGCTACGCTCCGCCAGAGTCGGAGGTAGTTGGAGCACACGAGCGATTTCGACTCCGCCGTTCTTTCCATCGATGTCGATCGCCACGTATGGGATGCTCCGCATGATGATCGCGAACGGCTGTTTGAATCGCTCGTAGTACGAGATGGACTTTTGCAGAGCGAACTTCCCTTTGCTCAAGTTCTCCATGAAGTCCGCTGCACCCCAGCCAGTCTCAGTCTTCCCGTTTGGCAGGAGCCTCACGAGAGCGAGTGACCCGAACTGGTAGAAGGCCTCAGGTAACGGAACTGCGTCCGTGTACTGAGAGTTGTCTTGGAACCACAGATCTTTCATTACTCATTCCTCGTCTTGCTTGAACAGACTCAGAGCGTTGAGCGTAGCGGGACGGACTTCCGTGATGATGCGTCGAGTCGCTGGACGACCCGCCTCACGACGAGTCTTGCGCTCGATGATGAAGTATTCACCCATCATGTCCCAGATGTCGCTGAGCGTACGCTCACCGTACCCCTGGTTATGCAGCCACGGTTGTAGCGCGTCAGCCAGTATGTCTGCCTTGTACTCGCCTGACATCAGCTCACTAAGGATCTTAGTATCCTTGCGAGAGATGTCTTCGAGGAACGAGAGCATAGGACTGGTGTCCACCATGTGCTCGATCTGAAGCCCGACACTCTCCTGAGACGGATTCAGCTTGGAGCTAAGTTCCGACTCATCGACCCAATGCTCCCAGAGCAGGGTCAGGAGAGCGTCGAGCATCTTCTCGCTCTGCATGTAATTCAGGAAGTTCAAATCGTTCGCATACTTGTTCGGGAACTGAAACCGAACGATTCGATCCTGAAGTGCGGGCGACTTGTCCCGTGCCTTCGGTTCCTTATTGAGCGCTTCGATGAACAGTGCGTTGGTTTGAACTTCGAAAGGCTCGTTCTCGTACTTGAGTTCGATAACGAGTGGCTCACCTGCTGTCAGCGTCTTCTCCGGCCCTGACTCAGAGATGTACTTCTGAGGGCCATCGAAGACGATGTTGGCGAGTTTATTGTTCAGTGTATTCAGGATAGGTCGCTGTGCGGCCATGGCCTGACGCTGAACGCCACTGATATTACTCTTACCCAGCAGCTTGACCAGCATCTTGAGCAGTGTACCTTTACCGTTGCGCCCTCCTCCGAGAAGCAGGAGATACCTCACTGCTGCCCACCCAGGCTGCAAGGCTGTCGCTAGATGGTACAGCAGGGAGTGCGCTTGGTCTTCACTGTTCAGCCAGCCCGAGATGATTTTAAACAGTTCTTCTACGTACTTGTAGTCAGATGACTCCTTGTCAATGATCGTGTGCGGAATGAAGTTGGGAGCGAAATCTCCCGTGTTGTGAGGTATCAATCCCAAGTCGGTCATGCGAGTCAGGCCGAGAGCCGTCTTGACAACGACGTAGTTGACTGTGTTGTCTTCCTCCGTCGTCATCTGCTGCAACATGTACCTGAAACTGAAGAAGTCACTCGGAGTCGGGAACAGAATGTCCAGTGTTCGAGTGCGCTTCCTCAGTTCCTTGTTGTTTAGTTCGATCCAGACTGTGCGATCCGGAGCGGGATTGTCCTCTCGTGTCTCGTAGTCCACTGGAATGTACATCAGACCGTTGTACGTTCGAATGTCTACGACTTGCGCCATGGCTATCGCAACCTGAATCAATTCAGGCTTAGACAGGACCCTAGGCATTGATGCTGAGCCTCGTGCTTGACTGATCAAGACGACGAATCATCTTGATCTTTTCTTCGATCCGTATACGTTCTACTGCTTTTAGGTCTTCGTAGACCAGCATACAGAGATACCGAAGGATCTCTTGTTCCACCAACATTGCGCCCTCTTTCAGCGTTTCGAGACTCTACTAATTATCACATGCTTGGCACTAGAAGGTAGCCTTGACCACGAGGCGTGGCCGAGAGTCCCCGACTCCACGGGGCAGGATTCGACCGATGAGCTGTCGACGGAGCGCGTCGTCTCCTTCGAAGTCATCAAGGATCAGCATCGACGTACACACCTTGTCAACACCATCCATCCCGGTTGCGATTGCTGTTGTACCGATGAGCCAGCCACCCTCGGCTTCGATGAACTGCTGCTTGATCGGTTCAACCCGACCGGCAGCAGTGGCGTCACCATCGATGAGGAAGGTGTTGTCCGTAACAGTCTTGTAGAGTGCTTTGGCCACGTCCTTATGGAAGCAGAAGATCATCCACTTCTTTCGGTCGGGATACTTAGACAGCTCCTTAGAGACAGCATTCAGGACTTCTTGACGGAAGCGACCATGGTCGTCGATGAACCTGTGGCTCACACGCGCGTGTCGCTTCTCCATCTCACTGTTCATGACTTTCTGCTCACGCTTATTTACATTGTACAGCTCGAACAGAAAATTCATTGGAGCAGGAAGGTAGAGTGTAACCTCGTCCCACGTCGCTTTGTCCTCGATGTACGACACCCACGGTCGAGACCGCAGGAAGTCGATCGCCGAGTCGAACCGCTTGAACGGTCTGTGCGTATCGACATCGGGAATCATCGACCACCGACTGGGATGACAGTTGCAGTTGTCCCACAGCCAGTCGATGTAGTTGCGGTTGGGAATCTCGTCACCAATGGACGTGAGGCAGAACACCCGCTCGGCGTCGTTATAGTTCGGTGTAGCCGAACACATGATGAGGTCACCATTCCAGGAGCCCATCATGCGACTGAACTTCTTGAAGCCCGCCGCACTGTGACTACCGAGCATGTGGAACTCGTCAACAATCCAGGCCCAGTCCTTCTTGTCCTTGTAGGAAGTCTCGGGCATCCTGAACCTGTTGAACGTATGCACGACGATGTTCATGCCGAGTCGGTTACCGTCCCGGATCCAGCCTGCGTGGGCCGCAGTCGGAGCGATGACCATCACGTTCTTGTGACCACGAGATGCGATGAGAGCGAGTGCAGTCTTGGTCTTGCCTTCTCCTGTTGGGAAGAAGAGCAACTGCCGCTTGAGGGAGGCGCCCCACGTGAGGTACGCCTCCCTCTGCGACTGAGACCAAGCCTCGAACCGAGTCTTGACAGGCAGATGTTCCTCTGCCTCCCGGAAAATTTTCTCAGCTTCGTCCCAGGTAACCATCAGAGCTCGTCACTGTCCTCGTCAAGAGAGTGCATCCGACCGTAGCGGGCCGATGCCTCGCGGACCGCCGCGGTGAGTCGCGGGATCAGGTCACCGGACTGGAAGGACACTCCGGCGTCGTACAGCGTCCGGAAGAGAGCCTGCGCGAGATCGCGCTCGTCGCTGTCCTCGTCGGTGGAGTGCATCCGACCGTACTGCTCCATGAGCCGACCCTCAGTCTGGTCAAGCTGAGGGTTGGACTTCTCGCGGAGAGCCTTCTTAGAGGTGTACTCCTTGACAGTCTCGGCTTCGATGAGTCCGCCAGTCTCTTCCTGAACCTGCTTGACAATCTTGCCGTAACCGAGAACATCGTTGATGTTGTCTGCGTAGTCAGGCGTCACCTTGAAGCGGTACGCCTTGTACAGAGCCATCATCATCATCATGTCGGCAGGCGTGATGACATCGATACCGAGGTACCCGTTCCACATCTTCGCTACACGCTCAGCGTTCTCGGTTACGTTGCCGTAGGTGCTGCGTCGTCCTTCGAGCAGAGTGTCAGTCTCGTCTTTCTCGGTGTCGGTCGGCGGTGTGCCGCTCTTGGCCCACGGGTCCTCGACCGGTTCTGGGGCCTCGTTGACCTTCTGAGTCTCCGGATTGATGCCCCAGCCCTCGCACCATTCCTCGTTGTTCGGTCCCCACGAGTGCATCGAGTGGGGCTCTTCCTTGAAGCAGTGCCTGCTTTTCATTGTCTATCAGTTTCCTTCCATCCTGATATTCTGCATGGTCTTGTAGAGCTTCGTTCGCTCCCTGGCATCGAGACCTCCGTAGACACCGTGTCGCACTGCCCGGTTGCCGTCGGATGCCACGAGTTTCTTTGGGGCCTCGTTCTTCATAGCCCAGATGAGACACTCCATCCGCGCCTTGCAGTGGTTGTTACAGAATTCCTTTGCCTCCTTGATGTCGTCTTTGTTGTCGGAGAAGAAGTCATTGAGATCCTTCCCGACACACGCAGCTCTATCCATCCAGGCTTCTCGAAGAGGAGGCGTGAAGTCTGTTACTGCGTCGATGTAGATGTGAGCACCCACGGCTCTCCTTCAACGTTGTCGAGGATGAACTGATAGATCATCTGATTGAGAATCGGAATACCGATCGCAACCTTGAGCGCCACCCTCGAAGCGCTCTTGAGATCCGAGTGGTTCGTGTTGACACGGAACCTATTAACCTTGAATAGCCGAAGCATGTCTTCGGTCACTACGTTCTTAATGCCGGTGTTGTCTACAACCTGACTACCAGGCAGGAGTTCTTTGATCTTCTGTACCATGTACAGCATCTGCTTATCCTGCTTCTGGTTACGACCACGTTGCCGGAACCCTTCGATTCCAACGAACGTGGGTGCCGCATCTTCCTCGTTCTTTACGAACAGGGCGACCTGTCGCTTGAACAGAGGATCGATGATCACAACATTCTTTTCGATCTTCGACACGTCATTCCACACCTGATGGTGGATTGACCACGTCTTCGCTTTGCTGTCGAGGCGAATTGCCACGGCACCGGTGTCCCGGATGCCGGGGTCAATCCCGATCAGTGTGAGTAGAGTCACTGTTTCTCCTTGTTTGACTCGGTGGCGGGGCCATGTCACCAACCCCGCCACCGAGAATTTACTTGATGTATCTGTACGCACTCTTGACGTCAACGACGATTGGGAAGTTCGGCAGTACCGAGGTACTGAAAGCCTCCTCAACCATCTTCTCAACTTCTTCTCTCGTGTTTCCACCCTGCTGAGGCCACCAGTGGACGTTGACCTCATCGTGAAACTGTCCGATGATGTCGGCGTTCGGAACGAACTTGAGTCGCTGACGCAGAGCCATGAGGCTCTGGAAGAACAGTTCACGACAGAGAGACTGTGTCAGGATCCCTGCCAGCTTCCCACCGTAGATCGTGTACAGTGTGTCACGCCCTGTCTTCGGGTGCTTGTAGCTCTTCACCCACATCTTGCCGTTCAGCCGATCGGCAGGCTTGTGGTAGCAGAGCTTGTCACCCTTGAAGTAGCAGCCGTGAACGAACCGAGTTACGATCGGTGAACCGTCTTCCAAGAGTAGTTGAACGCAGACAGACAGTGCACCGGGGTGCTCTGCTGTTACGCTCTCCAACTCGAACGGAGTGACCTGAACGATGAGACCGTTCCCGACCTCGACTGCTAGTTGCATGTTTGAGCGTACAGCATCCTTTATCACGTTGTCTAGGGTTTCCCACAGAGCAACGATGTTCGGGTTCGCCGCACGCCAGTTCGATACGTCTTCCAGTGCCTGTTCGTCACTGATTTCGAAGCCGAGACGGAACATGAAGTCCTGCAGAGCCATAGCCGAAGCCTGGTAACCGCAAGAGAGCTCCGTGTACTTGCCTCTCGGTCGCTGCTCCTTCGTGACCTCTTCGTAGGGCACGTTGAAGAACATCGATGCCAGAGCCTCGTAGACGTTCTTGCCCTCTCGATAGACTTGGAGCTTCCACTCCTCGCCAGCGATGTAAGCAAGCGCTCTCGACTCTACCGACGAGAAGTCACCAACAATGATCTCACCGTCTTCTTCGGGGTCTGGACCAGCGTAGAAGATCTGTCGGAACTGACCCGCCATGTCTCCGTTGGTCCACTCCACGTTGAAGTCGAAGAGTGTCTCCATGTCTCGAATCTCATTGTCGAGCCTCGCCAGGTTCTGCATCTGAACGCCACGAGCAGTGGTGCGGAACGTCTGTCCCGCTCCTGCGTGGACGTACTGGTCTCGGAGTCGCCCGTCTTCAGAGACCAAGTCGAGGACCTTGGGGAGCTTGCTGAGCGTGCTCCCGCCAATCTCTTCCTTGGTCTCGAGCAATGCCTTAACCTCGCTGAGCCTTTGCTTCTTGCGTAGCTGAGACTCGATGAGATCAGGGAACAGGTCGGAGTCGATCTCTTCCTGCAGTTCCTGCAGCTCCCGCTTGACCCTGGCCAGTACACCAGGCAGGTGGTACTTGTCCAGGCTCGTGACCTTTACGCCTCGTGACTCGCAGTAATCCTTGAGCTGCTTCGGCGAGCGGAAGTTGATGACGTCACCAGTCTCTGTGAGAAATTGGCGCTGAGCGATGACACCGTTCGCCCATGCCCTGCTCTTCATCTTGCTTACGAGACGAAGATCAGTCGGCCAACCGACCTGGTTCATCTCGTACGTGGCACGCTCGTAGAACGCTTCACGATGGAGCAGGAGCGGGTCGAACTGATCGAGGATCTGTTTGGCAACGAGCCTGATTTCTCGAGAACCACGAGCGTCCATCTCGCAGTACTCAATGAAGCGCAGCCACTTGTCTAGGTGGCCATGCTTCTGAATCAGTTCAGGTGTCGGGCCGTCCGGGTAGTACTCGTTCGGAATGCAGAACAGTCGGACGAGGTCGAAGCCCTCTTCCAGCTTGTGGGAGTGAGTCAACTGTCGTGAGGCCACGATCAGTTTAGACTCCGCTCCACACAGTCGAGCATCCACAGCACTGTCTTCGAACCGGAACGGGTCCGAGTCTGGAAACAGCCAGTGAGTCACAACCCGCTCGAACGTGGCGTTGTGTGCCATGATCGGGAGGTCCTTGTGGCCCTCCAACCATGTCATGAAGGCGATCGTCACGTCGTCGCCAGGGTCTCCGACGGGCTCACCCCTATCCCAGATGTTGTTGAACACCCAGTCGAAGGTGAGTTCTCCCTCAGAGTCCGCAACGCTAGCGATGAGTACTCGGAAGTCGGGGTCTGCCACGTAGTTGGGCAGACCCCTCGTCGTAAGGTCAGTACGAGACCACGTCTCGTAGTCGAGGCCGGTAACTTCTGGTTCGCTCACTGGAACCTCGACAGACACTCGCCGATAGCCTTGCGCTCCTCGGAACTACTGAACGTGATCGCTCCGTCCAGTAGGTAGAAGAACGCAGACTCGATCACGTCGTTGATCGAGAGCAGGGTCCAGGGATCCTGCTGTGTTGCAAACTCTGCTCGAATGTTTTCCACCTTGAACGGCACGTAGCCGTCGTGAGGCGGAATCTCCGGCAGGTATACCGTGTGGAACTCTTCCCACGTGAACTTGCCGTTGATGTCACTCAGAGCCGACCCACAGATCTCTGCTTCAAAGTCGTAGAAGGCGACGTAACCGTCGACCTCCAGGTAGCCAGCGACCGGCGTGTCGATGCCCGGCAAGTACCACAGGTATGCCGTGTCCGGCTCACAGTTACCCGTGCGGTAGCGCGGGTCAGGTAGGTTATTCATTCCAGTCTCCTTCCAAGACTGCTTCTTCTTCTACTTGCACGTCCCGCTCTCCATAAAGCATAGAGAGCTGGACCGGGCACGCCTTGTTTCCCTTGTCCCCACGACCGTGAGGGTTTGCGGGACAGAACGTGCAGTGAGCACCAGGCGTCAGAGTCAGGTCTCCGGCGAGAATCGCTCGCTCGGAGTCCAACATGTCCTCCGACCATTGCTCCAGTCGCTCGTGCGACACGATCCAACTGTTGAAGTTGTTCCGCTGCATGATGTGGAGCTCAGCATCACTATAGTCTCTCGCTCCCATCGTCCACGCGTAGTACATCAACTGAGTATTGTTCGTGGCATCGACTGGGATCTCTCCCGCTTTTAGATCCAAGACAAGGAACCGCTTGCTGTCATACAAGATGACGTCAGCCGTAGTCTTGGGTCTCGTGGTGAGCCAGTCAGCTTCCCGCTTCTCTTCCACAAGCAGAGTGTAGTCGTCTTCCATCTCATCGATGAGGTCGGCTACATACTCTAGTGCTTCAGCGAGAAACAGGATGAAGCGCGGCTCAACACTCTTCAGTCGGGTATCAATCACGTTTGCTGACGTGTCGAGAACTTCAATCTCATTCACGAGCCCCTCGAACAGAAGCTCAGCATCGAGAGGCGGTGCTGTCTTCGTCTTGAGGAACCACTGAATGATATAGTTCTTCTTGTCTTGCAACAGTTGAATGCGAGCAGTGCCTCGAACGTCCGCTATCCACCTCAGGAGGCTTGCACTCTCACGGAGAGTTTCCGGAGAGGAAAGCGCGACCTCGAAAATTTTGTGACGTTTTGTACCCTGGCCTTTCATCCCGTTGTCGTTACGTTCCGGGTACTCGAAGCCCTCGATCGCTTGATCGAGGCGAGCAGAGCCGTGGCACTTGTGGTAGCGACTAGCGTACGACGCGCTGAACCGGAAGTCACGGTGCAGCGGGATGATGTCGTTCTTGTCGAGCGTATCGAGCTGTTCTGTTGTCATGGGTCCCTTCAATCTCGATCTGTCGAGACCTGAACCCATGAGCAGGGCAGGCTCGACTCCCACTGCTCTAAGCAGGGCTGTGTGTTTCTTACAGGTTGTGTAGATGGTCTGACACCACTCGTTACACGAGGGTACCTCACACCGAATCAGCGTGGTACAGGCGTAGCACGTGTCGAAGTCGCGCCAGACATACCGCTTGACGAGGTCTCCGCAGACGCTACACAGCCGCCGAGACACTCTCCTGCTCCTGCTTCTTTGCTTCCTCACGATCGAGGTTGCGGTGCGGCTGACCACAAGGGCACATGCAGATGTTGCCACGGTGGTTCTTCGGGAAGCGACACGCGTGTCGCCTGCCGTTCACGAACTTACCTTTCTTCTCTTCGTACGTGGACCACATTGTCCCACACAATTCATCTTCCACGAGTTCTCCTTTGCTTGCTACCATCGGGTGAGTGGTGGCCGGGCGGGTGTAGTAGCCTGTTCATCCCGTGATCCCGCTTACGTCGAGGCCCATATCGAACCACCACTGGTTATTCAGTTGTAGTAGGGATTACTCCCAGTCGTCCCCGTCTTCGAGGACGTCGGCGTCGTTACCACCACCGAGAACCGGCAGACCCTTGTGGGGCAGCAGGTACAGGGTGTTGGCGTACGCCGTCACGCCAAGCGTTGCTGCGTCGAACGCGTTCATGCGCATCCCGACACGGAAGTGCCAGTTCGAGCCCCACCACAGTGCGTTGGGGTCCGACCGCTCTTCCGGCAGATCGATCTCGGAGAGACGGACAGCAACCTGGTTACCATCCTCGTCCTTGATGATTGCCTTCTTAGCGAACGGCTTGTTGTCGTACGGACCCGAGAACTTGATCTTGTAGACGTAGCCCTCGGGAGCGTTCTGCTGGTCCTTCTCCGTCAGGTAACGGATCGGGAGGTTCGGCTTCTCGGACCGTCCCTCCTTCACCAGCCACTGCTCGGCCTTGACCTGCTCGATGAGCTCATCGACGAGGTCAGAGGCCAGGCCCTTCTTCCCGTTGGTGAGGTCGTACAGCTCCTTGACGAACGGCAGGTACGTGTCCGAGAGGTACGTCCGTGCCTTGTCGTAGCCGTCCTGCGTGAGCAGCAGGTTGGCGCCGATCTTGTCTTCGTACTTCGGCGGTGCGATGTTGCGTCGCGTCCGCCACTCCTGGAGAGCCGCCAGGTCGTCTTCACTCGTGAGCGGGAAGGACAGAATCCCTTCCACCACGAGGTTCTTCGGCCAGGGGATCTCCACTCGCGAGTCCGCACCCTTGGTCTTGCTTGCTGTTGCCATGTCTTTTGCTCTTTCTTTCTTTCGTGGCGATAGTGGTTGCTTGACTCGTTGCTTGACTTGCTGCTTACCTTCGACGACGCAAGAGGTCCTCGACCAGATGATCAAGGAACCTCGGAGCCTTGGTGATCGTGTGTCGGAAACCGACCTTACCCATTTTAACTGTGGTATTGCAGGTCTCGCACTTCCAGATGTAATAGACGTTCGTGACGTGCTTGATTTTGAACTGGTGATGGTGCCTGGTATTAGGAACCCAGGTACCTAGATTCATGCTCATTCGACTGGAGTCCAGGCCGTCGCAACCTCGACTCTACTCACGTCGGGGTGAGTCATGAGATCGAGAAACTGTTCGTGCGAGTAAATGTTTCGCACATTGACGACGGACGATTCCGGTCGGGTGGTCGACGTGGTCCACCACCGGCCCGCTGAGAAGATCGCGACGTACGTCAGCTTCTTCCCGCTAGCCGGGTGCTTCTTGCGGAAGCGAACCACGGCGTTCTTGACGGAGAGGCGACTCGTCGCCTTCTCCTTGCGCTTGTCGGCGATCTGTGAGATGATCGCCAGGTTCTCCTGCTCCTTGTCGGTGCTCGACACGTGCTTACCTCTCTCTCTTAACTGACAGAGAGGGCGTTGATCAGGTCCGGCCGGAAGCCAGCCCAATGATCTTCGCCCTCATTGATGAGAACCACAGGCGCAGACTGGTGACCCATGTCCTTGAACCGCGCGAGATCCTCGTCCGTCAACACGTGCCTCGTGTACTCGATTCCCTTCTTCTTCAGAAGGTTCTCGGTCATGATGCACTGACGGCACTCAGGTTCCCACTTAGTCTTCGGCTCGGGCTTGACGAAGACGTCGATCTGCACTTGTTCTCCTCGGGTGTTAATGATGTTTGACCCGTTCCACGGAGGGTCAGACCGCCTAGAGTCTAGGTATTTAGTTGTGGGTCAGACGTCGACCGTTCAGACGTTGACTGCATCCAGTGCGAGGCTGTGAGCAGCAGCCAGCACGTCAGTCGGTTCGAGTACCGCTCGCTTGAAGCGGGTGAGAGGTGACTGAGCACGGCGAATGTGCTCGTTCCACGAGGACGCTGCCTCGAAGAGCGAGAGGGCAGTGCCCCGAATACCGTCCTGTCTCTCACTGTAGAGCTCCATGATGAGCTCTGCACGGTCGATCTGGATATTTGTCTTGACCCGCTCCGACGTCAGTGCGCCGTGCGGCTCTGGAATGAAGTGCTCAACGAACCAGTTGGTCTGGTCCGTCGTCACTTTCTGAGTGAGCATGAACTCCTTGGCGAGCCGGAACTCGTTGATGCTCGCTCGCCACCCTGCCAGAGCCTCACGAATCTCTTCGACCCGTTCCTTGAGGTTAGCACCGTGACGGAAGGCGAAGTTCACGCCCTGAGCCTCAGCGATCATGTCGCTCGCTCGTGACGTGTTCCAGCACACGATGCGCACGTTCGTGGCTTGACCACGGAACGCTGCACCGGGAGCGTAGGAGTTCTGTAGAGCGAAGTACGGCAGGAAGAGACCTTGTGGGTCTCCGTTCACCGTGACAGGCTCATCGAGCTTGATCAGGATCCAGATGTCCCTGCCTCCATTGAGGGAGCCAGCGGTCTCGATGAGGATGTTCTTGTCATCGTTCTGGATGAGTTCGGCGAGGTCCCAGACTTCGCTGGGCTGGACCTCGACACGAGGCTTCGGCACCGAGGCCAGCGGCATTCCCGTGTCGGATCGGACGTTGAGTTCTTCGTCCTCGTAGAGAACGAATTCCTCGTAGGGCTCGCCGTCCTTGATGCCGTAGACCTTACGGTACAGCGGCTCTCGGATGACTTGCCAGTCGTGAACGAGCTTCTCGGCCTCTTCTCTCGTGGGATAGTCGTCCCACAAGTCTTCAAGGCCGTGCCACGTTGGTTGTCGAACAGACAGGATCCTGTCGTGTTCGGTCTTACCGTGCCCCATCGTTGTTCCTTCCTTTGGAGCGAACAGTCCGGCGTCTGACCGTTAGTTCTATCATACCACAGTCCCGCCGACGCCGGGTGTCAGGAGTGGTACGAGTGATTAGAGTGGCTCACGCCACGCGCCCGCCTCTGGCCCCGGAACCCCACCCCAGTGGGGGAGCCTCGGGTGGCCCGCGCGGGGCTGAGAGGCAGGCGCGCGGCGTCGCTCTGGGTCAGATGTTGGTACAGGTGCAGTTGTCCTGGTGGAGTGCCGCCGCCTTTAGGTCGATGACCTGCTGCTCCCAGTGCTCGATGTCCTCGAAGGACAGGTCGTCACGCTGAGCGGCGATCAAGTTCTCGAGTTCGGCAGCCTGCTGTCGCAGAGCCTCTGCTGCTCGGTGGTGCTCAGCCTTGTGAGCCACCTCCCGCTTCCTCTCGTAGTACTTCTTCGCCAGCTTTTTCTGGTAGCGCGTGTTGGTTATTACCATGATCGGCATGGGTCTCTCCTTCTTGGATGGTCATGATGATGGTGTCAGGGCTCTCGTCTAAGTAAGCGACGAGAGCGAACTTGAGGGCTTCAAGCTGGCAGCGATGTGGAGCGAAGCTTTGCTTAGCTAGGTCCTGGATCACGACACGAATATAGTTCAAGTCTACATCGTGTAGCTCTACCAGTTCGTCACACCCAGGACAGATGAACGAGACAATGCGTGAGGCAGACATCAGTCCTCCGGCCTGTGCAGTGCATCTTCGAGAGCACGCTCACAGTACACGGTACCGAGCAATGTCTTCAAGTAGACAACAGCCACGTTACCGAGTTGAGTAGCGTACACTCGACGCTTGACTCCCTCGCCTTTAAGAACGACAAGGTAACCCATGCCCTTCTCTGTGTACGGTTCGTCGGACTTCGCACGAGGAACGTCGGTCACAATGACCGTCTTGATTGCATCGTCCTTGAGGTAGAACAAGCCGTTGTCCTGAACATCGACATTGTTCTCGAGGTTCCGTGCTTGTGTCATGCTATCTCCTTGAAGAATCTAAACAGTGTTTGCTTGAGTAGGATCTCTTCGAGGTCCTGGATCTTTGTCATGCGCATCATGCCGTTCGGCTTGATGATGAGACGGACTCGGTTGTCAGGGAGCGGGACGAGGACGACGAGCAGAGCAGGTCGTCCTCGCCCCAGTTGAACCTCGTACGGTCGCTCACTCCCGATGTACATGCGTACGAACGGGAGGTCGAGCGCGACGAGAACGTGTTCGAGCGTCTTGTTGAGCTCGATGACTTTACTCAGGTAGGCTGTCTTCAGCACGAGCCTCGACCACCGAACACATCATGAGCGCCTCGCTCATTGACTCTGCTTGAACCTGCCAGTGCTTGCTTTCAGCACTGGGATCAAGCATTCCATCCATCTTGAGAACGCCAATGGACACGAGAAAAGTCTTCATTCGGGGTACCCCCGTACCATGATCGGGAACCCGAGAGGGTTCTCCAACATGACAACTGTCCAATAGTAGTCGATCGAACCAATATTAGTCTCTCGGATCTCTCTTGGTGTGTCACGCAGAGCGTCATTGATGAGCACGTCGAAGTCAACCCACTTGTCGGGCTTCTTCATTACGACAAAGTCGTTGTACGCCCACTTACCTGACGGCTTGAAGAACGTGATGGGCCACACGTCGGAGATCTCTCCGTAACGTTCTGCTACTTGGTTGAGACCCTTGTAGGCCTCTCTGATTGCTAGTGATACGTTGATGTCTGTCATGCTTGTCTTCCTAGCGCTTGCGGAGTATGGATCGGACAGTCCGGATTCCACTCACCTTCGAGGTATGAGCCGAGCTGAGGTTCACCAGGGATACTGACCGCTACGTGGTAACACGTACAACCCTCACAGACATGAGTCATGTAGTGAGTGTTTGGCGCACCACAGAATGCACACTCGTCCATGCTTGTCTCCTATCGTAGCGAGAGGCCCGACACCCCGTAGTGGAGGGTGTCGGGCCTCTCTATCCCTTGGTAGCGGGATCTTCGAAGGGCGAGCGTCAGACCTCGACGCCCTGCGCCTTCAGGAGTGCGGCGAGCTCCGCCAGGTCCTCGGGCGAGGCGGAAGCGAGGAGGTCCTCGGCCTTCTCCTTGACCGTGCGAACCTTGCGCGGCTTCTTCTCACGCATCTTCTCCTCGAACGCCTCCGAGTTGAAGGCGAACCCGGCGTAGCCGTTGAGAGGATCCGTGTTCGTGAGCGCCTTGACAGCCAGCTCGAGCTGCTTCTCGTCGCTCTTCTTGCGGAACTCCTCGACCGGGTTCCCGACGCGATCGGCGACTGCGGCGATCGCAGGGACCTGGTCGCCGAAGAACTCCTCAAGACGGTCGGGCGCGAGCGTCGAGATGATGTTGAAGTACTCGACCAGACGCTTGGGCGACTGACGAGGACGAGTACCGATCGCTGCACGCGTGGCGGCGGCGGCCTCCGAGACCTCCGTGGTGGTCTCTTCCTGCTTGTTGCGAGCCATGTGACTCTTTCCTTCCTGAAGGGTTGTGCCGGTGCACCGGCAACTGGGTCCGTACCCAGTGTGCGAGGGAGGGAGCCGGGACGCCAGAGCCGGTTCCCTCCCCCACGCACCGAGGGCGGTGGATGGGCGTGGTACTAGTATACCACGTTCTCACCGCCGCCGCACGGCTCAGAGGTCGTCTATGCTGATCTCGTTGTCGAGATCATCCGTCACTTCCTGAGTGACGGGATCGAGGCTCTGCAGTTTCGTCGCGCTTTCGCCGACGATTTGAAGGTGTGCGTCCTTGATCGAATGTGCATCGATCGGTTGCACGAAATCGGTCCAGCCGTAGGCGATGACGCCCGCGTTGAAAGCCGTGGCGACGTACGTGTACGGGACTCGCTTGTCCTGCATGATCTGGAGGTAGCGCAGCCAGGCGAGCTGAGCCGACGTGAAGATATCGATCTTCAGCTTGGCCGCGATCAGGAAGTCGATCGTGCCCTCCCACTCTGCTTCCCACTTGAGGCCGAGGGACTCGATGAACGCGACGCCGAAGAGGCATGCGCCGCTTCGACCGCCGTTGTTGGAGTACGAGCACGCGCCCTGGTACGTGTAGTCCAGACCCCGGTAAAGGATCGCGGCACGCACTGCTTTGAGGATGTCAGCGATCGAGGGCTGGATGAAGACGCGCTCGATCTGCTCCTGTCCGAGATGGTTCACTGCTTGTCTCGCTTTCTTTTCTTGATGGTCTCTGGCACCGGGATGGTGACCAAGTCTGTGACGATGGAGATGAGTTCCTGCACCTCGCGAGCGAGGTTATGAACTCGATTCATGGCTATCCAGATGATCTTGTCACGGTTCTTCTGGTCCATGGTGCGAATGATCTTGGCTCGATCGTCCTGATCCATTCCGATCAGACGATGAAGCCCGTAACCGTGTGGAGGCATGGCCGTACTCTCTGTTGATATCTTCGAAATGGAAATCAGCGTTGATTTCCTGGTCGGTCTTCATGTCACACCGTCTGAGTACCAGGATGTGGCGATGACGACGAACGCCGCCCACGAGATGGCGAACAGGATGGTGTACAGCAACCACTGGATGCCTTCACTCCTGTTGTTCTTGGCGAGCGTGAGAATGGTCATGATCAGCGAGAACGCCATGAAGACGAACGATGCGATGATCATCACGTCGATGTAGCCGAACGCAATGAACAATGCGTAGGCAAGGATAAAGAGAATGGTGAATGCTACAATCATGTTGCTATCCTAACTCTTGACTTGTTAATTGGGAGGGTGGCACCAACCCCCTCTACATGTTGGTGCCACCCTGTCTTGCAGCCTCACTCGTTCGGGCAACCCGGAGTGTGAGGGTTACAGAAACACTCGGGACACACGTCCATGACGCTAGCCACGAGCATGGCCTGTCGAACGTGTTGTATGACTTGCTCAGCTCGATGAATGTCTTTGAGAGTCATGCCCTGTTCGAACAGCTTGTGCAGGACCACTCGACGCTGAGACACAGCGGTCTGCGTGCGACCGAGGTGTACGGCGAGCGTCACGTCATCAAGGTCCGTGTCGTCGTTCCACGTGCGAGTGAGCACAGCCTGGTCGTCCGTGAACGTCCAAGGCTGATTGTAATTGTCGGCGGTCTTGAGCGTCTCCTGACGGAGTGCTTCCCGCCTCTCTCTGTTACGCTTTCGGTGTCGCGCTCGCTGAGCGTAGGACTTGCTCCGAGGCGACAGACCGAGCGAGTCACGGTGAGCCTTGCGCCGACGCTGAACCCAGTCCCACGTGACCTGAGGGTGATCCCACTTGTCAACGATGTCGTTGATTGAGAGGTCATCGTTCTCGAAGTCTCGGAGCATGTCGCCCATGTTGATGCCTTCGATGTCAGCATAGGTCTCAGGGTTCTTGCGACCACGCTTGAGAGGAGGCAGACCGACCTCTCGTCGGTGCTTCGCTCGTCCCCGCTGGATCTGATCGTAGGAGTACTGCGGGAACATGTCGAGGATCTGAATGTTCGTGAGCGAGTCGTCCTCGAAGGCTTGCTCGATAGTGATGTCAGCCATTTCTCTCCTGGATTGCGGGCAGGTTGTTCAGGCGAGCGTTCAGTCTGCGCATCCCGTGCTTGTTGTACCACTTGTCCCAGGCAAAGTAGCTAAGAACGAGCAGCACGCAGAGGAGAGCGAGACCGAGCACGTACAAAATGTATAGCATGTTTCCTCCTAGAAACGAGTGGGAGACGTGGAGCCAGGCTTGGGGAAGAGAGCCTGACTCCACGCCGTTTCCCCCGTGCGCGCGTGGGCCGAGAGGCGCGCACCTACCCGAGCAGCGGGAACCGCTCAGGTGTTGATGAGGTTGAGCACGATGTACTCGCCACTCTTCCTCTGAACCTTCAGTTCCAAGTTGTAGCGGATACCGACTTGGGAACAGAACGCGAGAGCCGCGTAGAGGTCTGTGCCAAACTTCTCAATTCGCACGAACGCGTCAGTCACGGTGTCGTAAAGAACGACACGAACAGCCTCGATGTCGAGACGCGCTTCCAGCGAGTTGACGCGCTGCTGGAGCGGTTCCACGCGCTTCCAGTGGTAGTGGTTACACGCAGCGAAGGTGAGCCAGGCCACGGCGACTGCCACGACGAGAGCGAAGAGCAGAGCAATGGTAATGGTCTGAGTCGTCGTGAACAAGGTTGTTCCTTCCTATTCTTGACTTGATAAACACAATAGTCTATCTTTCACCAACAAACACAATGTATGTTTGAGCGTACAGCAGTACGCGCTCACAGCAGTGAGCACAGACACGAGATAGTGAAATACTCCGCGCAACATCCCTGTTCATGCTACTTGTCGTGAACGCTGTTCGTAGCCCATCATAGCGTGAGCGCTCGGCGACCGGGCGCGCGACCGTCTAGGGAGCGCGCTAGCCACAGGGCGCGTTTTAACCGCGTGTCGCCCAGATAAAACGCGAGATAAAACGCGGACCCCATGCGAGACATGGGAACCCTCCGCTTTTTATTGCGTGTCACTGCGTGGACTCAAAAATTACAAGTTTTTTCTGAGCGAGAATAGCTTGGTGATGAGATCGTGAATGATGAATAGAAAATTGTAATCGTAGATAAGAGATGTACGAGTAGAAAATTGAATATGAGAGAGAGAGAAAAAGTTTTGGTCACTTTTGGGTCCACGCGCGACACGCGGCTTTTGCGGGGTGGTTTGCCCATGCGAGACATGGGCACCGCGTTTTATCTCGCGTTTTATTTTGCGGTTTGCTGGGTGACACGCGCCTAAAACGCGGGCCACGACCCCCCTATACTGACGACGTCAGTCGTGGCCTCGTGTGTTCGCCGCTAGCGCGAGCACGGCCCTAGAGCGAGTTTAAGCTGTACAGAGTGTTCTTAGTTGGAACACTCTTGCTACATGATTGTGACGATGAACTAGTTTCATCTCGTTGCTTGGGTGGTGTCTCGTCAGTTAACACTGACGCAAGCGCTATAAGCTGGAATAGTAACGTGGTGGAACTGGTTATCGTCATGTATAGTTGTTAAAAATAAAAGAACAAAGGGGCTTTCGCCCCATTGTCCTTTGTTGTGAGCCTTACGGCTTCTTGTTGTTGCGCTTCTTGGCCTTCTTGGGCTGCGAAGCGAGCTGCTGCAGTGCCTGCAGAATCAGGAGCGTGTCCTGTGAGGGTCCGGTTGCGACCTGGTTGGGCGCAACCTTGGCGTTGAGCTGGTTGTACGCTTGTGCGTAAGCGAGCGCCTCGTCCGGGTCGCGCATCACGAGACGGCCCTGGCTGTCGTAGTGCCAGAGTGCCTGTGTAGCGACGGAAGACTGGAGGATCTGCTGCTGTCCCTGGTTGCGCTGTGCGAGCGCTTCCTGGTCCAGAACGCGCGAGACCATCCTGTTCGTGGGATCGAAGAGTGACGTGAGAAAAGCCTCTTGCATCTGCATGGTGTCTCCTTGTGACATGGAAGTACCGATTTAGTACCAGAAAATCTAGAGTTGAATAGTGTCTGAATAGAGACGATTTAGTGACTTGAAAGTCACGTTCTTCTAACTACTTATACTAAGTAGGGGGGTATAGTTGTTATGTTGTATTTATGTCAATATCATCCATGAGCTCGGAAAAAGTTTTCAAGTTTTTGTACCCAGACCCCCACACGGTTATGTAACCTCTGGAAACGGGAGATAGCGCCCGAACACCAACCGAGATTCCAGATTCTCGGGCCTGATCCCAGGTCAAGTTACGGGTCTCGAAAGTTAGCTCGTGGGTGGGTACCGACGTCGGGAGAGTTGCGGGCGAGTGTCCAGGGAGAGGCCACGCGACGAGAGGGTGCTGATTGAGGCGCGGGGGTAACGGCCAGCGGGACGGGTCGCGGCAGGCTATACTGGGAGCGTTGGCCCGCACCCCGTTGGCAATCTCAGGAGTAAGTATGGCGACTGACTGGTCCGCGTTCGGCGGCTCGGGCAACGACACACCGTCGAACTCGGGTGGCGGCAGCCAGCGCACTGACTGGTCAAAGTTTGGCGGAACCGGGGTCTCTGCTCCTTGGGAACAACGTGGAGTCGGGTGGCTCGCAGGCGGGCAGCAGGGTAACACGGAGAACGCCTTCGACAATGACTTCTACGACACCTGGAACAAGCAGGTGGAGAAGGCGGCGAGCGAGAATCGACTCCTGGACTTGTACGGTCAGGATGATTTCACCGGTATCGTTACCCGCGACGACGCTAAGTACGGTGTGCGGTTCGGAGACGTGTTCCGGAACGGCCAGAAGCAGTTCAACGTCCTGCAGAACAAGGACATCCCGGAAGACGTAGCCTACCAGATGCTCGGGCGAGTGACCCTGAGCGATGATGAGCTCGCACACGCGACCAACGCCAACAGCCTGAAGGAAGCCGTCGAGAACAAGCGGAGAGTCAACGAAGACTCCGCTCGCAAGGGGCGGTCCGCACAGGTATTCCAGGACAAGGTTGACAAGCGTCAGGACGAGTTCAACAAGGGCTTCGGCGACGAGACTATGATCCTGGCTACCGCGGCTGGCGGTGGTGCTGCTGCTCTCGGTGCCGGTGCTGCTATCGCTGCGGCAACAGGTGTTGGCCTACCCGTCGCTGCGATTCTCGGTCTCGCCGCCGGTGGTATCGCGCTCGGTACTGCCGGTGGTCTGCTCAACAAGGACCTGCTGTCTGAAAACTTCGCGAGGCAGCAAGTACTGATTGAGGAAGCGAACCGTCGCAAGGAGGGTGCGGGCGTCACTCAGTTCCTGCGCTCGTTCGGAGAAGCGTACGGGCAGACCATTCAGCCAACGACGAACGTTGTCATGGGTGGTTACGACCTCGTCGCCGGTGGCGGCAAGTGGAACGACGAGGCTGAGTGGTACGCGACTGACCCGGAGACTGGAGAGTCGCTCAGGAACGGCTGGTGGGACGTCGCCCGGTTTGGTGCCGGTGCCGTGGACGCGTTCGGAAGCAGTGCTGGTGCCGGTCGAGCCGCGTACGTCGGTAGCATCGGCGCGTCGTTGCTTGGACAAGGCAGCCAGCTCGCTTACCAGGGTGAGATCTTCAACGACCGGTCCGGTGAGTTTCAGAGCATCTACACCGACGAGGATGGGAACCTCGACCTGTTCCGGGCCGGGTCTGCTTGGGCCGCTTTCGGCATCGACGCTGTCCAGTCACTCGGGGTTCAGGGCATGCTCTCTGCCTCTGCTCGACGTGGACAGCGCGTCGGCGGGGATGTTCAGGAGCGAGTCTCTGCCGGTGGCCTGCGTTTCAATCTCGACGCTGAGGGACGAGCCGTCGGGTCTGTTCGCCCAGGCCTTGCCTTCCTCGCTCCCTCTGAGTCTTTCCGAGGTATCGCTGCTTCGAGCCTGCTACGAATTCGTAACCGGGGAGTAGCCGCTGACGCAGACGACCTCTACCGGGCGATCCGCGCCCTGGAGACAAAGGCGGGTGCGGGCTGGGGCGCGACTCTCGTTACCGGCCTGTCCGAGGGCTACGAGGAGGGCGTGCAGGCGGTCCTGAACCAGTGGGCGACCGGTAGCGAGTTCGACCTCGATGAAGTCGTGCAGAGCGCCCAGCAGGGTCTCGCGATGGGTCTTGGCTTCGGTGCCGGTGGCGCGATCATGGCGCGTGGCGGGGACCGTGCCCTGAGAGCAGCCGCTGACGCTGCGCGTGTCATGAAGGCGCGTGGTAGCGAGGCGCTCAGCGCTTACACGGACGAGGAGTGGAACGCCCTGAGTGATACTCAGAAGCGTGCTGCTGCTCAGCTTAGTCAGGTCGAGAGCGCGATTCTCAAGAAGGCTCTCGGGAATGCTTCGATCAACCAGGCTCGGAAGATCCTGGAGGCCGACCCCGCTGCTCAGAAGCGGCTGGAGGTTGCGCGCATCGCGCTCGCTGAAGAGGCGATGAAGAAGGCCGCGCCCAACACGAAGAGTTACATGCGGATCACGGCCTTTGACGACCCGAGCGTGCCTGGTGACAAGTTCCAGGCGTCGTTCGTTCGTGTCGCGACCATGCTCGAAGACCACCGCACAGCGATCGAGCTCATGGCCTCCGGTGGCTCGCCTGACCAGACGATCGATCCTGACACTCAGGCTCTCGCCGGTAGCGCGCTCGCCGAACTCGACCTGCTCATGCCTTGGCTGGAGAGCCAGGCGGTCGCCTACCGCAACGAGAACCTGGCCGGTCGTCGCTTCATCACGCGACAGATCAACGCTGTGCTGAACTTCTGGGGCAGTCGCGTTCCGGTAGACCCTGCGCTGAACGTGCCGACGCACCTGACTGCTCCGGCCAATTCCGACGAGCAGGTGCTCGCACGCGCGTACGCGGTGAGCATCAATTTGGCTCGCGACCCGATCGACCAGAAGATCAGCTTCCAGCTTCTCGTTCCCACGATCTCTGACGTGATGACCGAGATGAACGCGAACCAGACCATTCAGGTCTCTTACTCGCTGCTCAATGCTATCGGTGGAGACTTCGACGGTGACCGCATCCGGTCGATCAGTCGGCTCGTGACAACCCCCGACGAGTTCCTGCGCGCACGCTCTGGTGAGCGCTCTGTCACTGCTGTTCGTGAGAGCGCTATCGAGACCCGTAAGTTCGAACTCGCGTGGATGGACCAGTACCGTCAGGCCTCTGGTGCGGCTCAGTTCGGTCGCCTGGTCCTGGACACGCGCGCACGAATTCGGGACGAGATTCGGACGACCGTGTCTCCGGACCCGCGCATTCAGCAGTTGCTCAGTCAGATGTTCGCTGAGATTCGTGCCGGTGTCGCGGACCCGAGCCCGATCAGCATGTTCGTCACGCGCGTGATGCAGGATCCGGAGCTTGCCACTAGTCTGCTCGCGGACGGTCGTGACAAGCTGTACAACGTTCCGGAGCGACTGAACCGTATCGTGTCGAACGGTCTCGCAGAGTTCTCTGAGAGACTGTCGGTCGTGCAGGCTCCGGCAGACCTTCAGTACAACCCCAAGGAGCCGATCCCCGCCCGTCAAGGTGGACCCAAGATCGCGGAGACGAGCGCAGTAACACGTGGGCGCACGGCGTTTCTGGAGAGCCCTGCGGTGCAGATCTTCCGCATCTTCCAGCAACTCCGTTACTCGCCGCTCCGCTCCCCGGTGGAGGCACGCCACCTCGTAGACCGGGAAGAGCCTCTCCTGGCCGACCTGCAGGATCTTTACTTGCAGCTCGGCCAGGGTGAGGTTGAGAGCGCAGTCGAGGCCGCCTACGCCGACGCCGAGGTCAACGCTCGCGTGATCGCCTGGCTCGAAGCCATGAGTGCCGAATCCGCGAACCAGGGTGAGCGCATCCCTGTTGCTGTCCTGTCTTCTATGTCGGTGCCGCACTTCAACGATAAGGGCGAGTTCGACGGCATGGTCACGCTCGCTCAGTCTCTGCTTGAGCGATCGCTGGCAATCGACGAGGCAAAGTACGGTCCGCTCATCGAGAGCGACGTGAACCTGAAGGCTCGGTTCGCGCGTATCAAGGAACTGACCAAGCCCCCGCGCTCGGACTCCAAGGAGCCGATTCACAAGAAGCGCGCCGGTGCCGCGTTCGTGTACATTTTTGGTCAGATGTCCGTCGAGCAGGTCGTCGGTCAGCACGATGCGATGCTCAACGCCCAGGCAACCATCGACACTCTCTACCGCGAGTACAGTGACCAGGATTACCACGGTCGTCGCTCGTGGATGCGGTCTGCCAAGTCTACCGCCATGTACCCGGATCGCCGCCACGACAGCGACCTGCCGTACTCGGAAGAGACCGCGATGTCGGCGGGCGTCACGCCCTACTCGATCATGATCGATGCGATCGAGGAAGCCGGAAACTTCAACCTGGCGGTCAACGAATTCGGCGACCCGACAGGTATCGTGGCTCGTCAGAGTGATGACGTGTCCAAAGAAGTGAATGAGATTGTCTCCGAGATTCACGAGGGGATTCGTCAGGCAGCGCTGCCTGAGCACCGCGAACTCACAATGGAGAACCTGCAGATCTTCCTGCAGCAGAACCCTCGCGTGAGTGAGGCACTCATCAACCTGGTCGCCTACGACCCCAAGCTCGCTGCAGTCTTCGCAGACCTCACGTTCGAGGGTGACAGCGTTAACCAGGTCCGCATGGCACCCTGGCTGTACGAGGCCCTGCTCCTTCCGCCGAAGCAGGCTGAGTTGAGCATTCTCATGAACTCGGCACTACTCTCGTGGCGGGCCAAGGACATCCAGACTTCCGCTCCGTCGGAACTGGATGATGACCCGACCGGTGACGTTCGCGACTACGGAAAGTTGGACGACAGGCTTCACCAGTTGTTCTTCGTTCTCGGCAAGCAGGATCCGTCCGGCATGAAGATTGCCGGTCTTCTCGCTGACGTCGAGAAGATCATGAACTCCGGTGGTGGTGTGCAGGAGTTCATTCGGCTCCTGAACACCAAGTACCGTGGCAACCAAGCCCCGTTCGTGGCCTGGAACCGTGATGTGGGCACCTTCGACTCGTCCGCTGTGCTCCGGTTCGGTGCGTCGGTGGCGGGCACTGAGCAGCGCAAGGCGATCAGCGAACTGCACAACGCCGTCAAGGGCCTGTCCGTGACGATCGCTAAGGAGCAAGAGGCTCAGCGCGCTACCAGCGGACTACTCGCCAAGGCTCGCGCTGAGCGTGCTGCGGGCACTGTCACCCAGAACGGCCCCCGCATGGCTCTTCGCGAGGCCATTCAGTTCATGCGCGAATTCGAGATCAGCATCGGTCCGAACGAGATGGTTGACTCGCTCACCGCCGCTCTCGAGACTTTCTACGCGAAGGCGGCAGACAAGGGGGTCGGCCCTGACGAGTTCGCCCCGGTCGCTGCTCCTGAAGTCTTGTTCCACGAGTTCGGTATCAACTTCACTCGGGTTGACACCAGTTCGGGTACCATTGACCTTGACACGGTCATTGCCAACCCGCAGATACTCCTTCGCGGCCCCATCACCATTGTGGATCGTGAAGGCAACGAGTTCGAGTGGCTCCCTGAGGACCCCAGCCTCACCGATGAAGACGCGATCGAAGATCGCATCATCGACCAGATCGAAGCCTTCGTGCTTGATAACTGGGAGGGAGCCACTCGTTCTCAGAACCTGCCGGTCCAGTCTCAGGGCGTGGCACAGAGTCTCATTCGTCGGCTCCTGGAGCCGTCGGTGTGGCAACTCCGTGCGGACGGTCGGGGCTTCGAGCAGAGGTCGCTCGTGGACGACGGCCTGTACGGTCTGCTTAGTCGTGACGCGTACAGCCGACTGCTCGGTGACGCGAATGCCCCCATCGAAGAGCATGACCAGGGTAGCCTGGTGGATCTGCTTACGCTCATCAACTCGTCCTCCAACCGTTATGGTCAGGACGTGGCGGTGCAGCGCTACCTCGCTCGGTACCTCGCGCACGCCGCCTCGTCGCTAGAGCGCCTCTCAGCCAGTGATGCTCAGCGTTTCGTTCAGGATACCATGCACGAACTGGGTTACGTGCTTGGTAAGGTTGGTGACCTCGTTGCAGAGCAGGTCGTTGACGACGACTGGACTCTGCCCCAAGACGAGTTCGACCGAGACGGCAACCCGACTGACGTCCTGACGAACATGCGAGAGTCTGCTCGTGAGCAGCGCCTCGACTCCTGGCTCCGTCAGCGCTTCCAGACCGGTCTCCCTCGTGGGAACCGTCAACAGATCGACCAGTGGCTCATCGCTGAGACCAACACCCTCATCATGGGTAACATCCCGGCGAACCTGCAGGAGCGCTGGGAGCGTGCGGTTCAGTCGCAGGATGTTGACGCGATGAACCAGGCGTGGGACGAGATCCACGCCCGCGTCACCGATCCCGCTCTCGCGGGTAAGTTGGCCGAAGTCCGGTTCGTTCGGGACGTGTTCCTGTCTCGTGAGCCTGTCCGTGCCCTCATCGAAATGTTCGGGTACCCGCCCGCTGGTGACGGTGACGCCGCTTCTGCTCGTCGTGTCATGCTCAGCAACTACGTCAAGATGCACTTTACTGACCTGCGGAACCGCAATCCGTGGGCAGACGGTCCAATTCACCGCATCAGCAACGCGACCGGTCGAGAGATTGGTAGCACGACTGACCCAGGTACGACCGCAGCCAGCGAGAGTGACTGGAACGAAGTCTCGCGCGCTGTCATTGCGATGGAAATCACTCGCCTCGCTGGTCGACAGGGCGCTGCCGAGGTCTCACTGCCTCAGTTCCCCAAGCTCGTCGGTCCTGACGTCGAACTCACTCCCGAATTGAAGGACTGGGATCCGAGTCAGCAGTATATCTTTGACGAATTGCTCGACATCAAGTCCCCACTCGTGCGCGCTGCTGCCAACATCAGCATGCTCGGTCGTCGGGAAAACTCGGTTACCCCAAGCGAGGTTGCTGCTTCTCTCGATCGTGGCCTCGGCAAGCCCGAGCGTCTTCACACGTGGACACTCTTCATTCCCGGATCGGCAAAGGAGGCGAACGACCGCTTCGACTCTGCAGCCGCAGAGTACCTGGTCGCCATGGGTGGTCAGCCGCAGGACTTCGTGTCCCTCGCGGCTGCTACTCGCTCTGACTTCGATCCGGCCAAGATCCAGCAGGTTGGCGGGCTTGATGCAAATCTTGTTTCCGTCACGCTCGCTCCGAAGAAGGGTTCGACACCACCGCTGACGGTCGGCGACCTGGTGTACGGTAATCCCCTCAAGTTGCGTCTTCAGACGAGCAAGGGGTCCCAGCCCGGCAAGATGATGCCGCTCGCCAACCTGCATGGCCGCTTCGTGAAGACTTTCAAGGTCGGTGGCGTTGACCAGCCGATGGAGAAGTTCGCAGTCCTCGACCCGGCTTCCGGCTACTGGGTGCTCGACCTCGATCGTGCTCGACAATTCTTCGGGAAGACGCCTCGGGCCTCCCTCGTTGAGATAGAGCTCGTGACGCAGGACCAGAAGGCCGTCTTGACGAGCACGGGTGACACGACTGGCCTGGCTCACAGTCAGTACTTTGACGGTGTCATCGACCCGATCACCGACATCGACTCACCTCGCTCGCTCATAGGTGCGATGCTCAGTGCTGCCGGTGGCTTCGGTCGCCTGGAGCAGCAGAACGCTCTCCAGGCGAACAAGAAGGGTGTGCGTGCTCTGCGTCGAGCGACGCTCTTCTCGCGTCGTCAGCGCGCGGTCATGGAGACTTCGTGGGCCACCGATCTGTCTCGCGTGCTACACCTGAAAGCAATGGGCATTGCTCAACAGGGTTACAATCTCGCCGAAAACGACTGGCGCTTCTACAACGCGTTCTACAAGCTCCAGGAGACGAAGCACTTCGTCATCTCTGCCAAGGGTATGTGGAGCGCCGCTCGTGTCATTCAGTGGCAGAACCAGAACCCCGGTGTGCCGATCACGAGCGACGAGGCCCTCGGCCCTGACGCTCGACTGTACGTGCCGCCGATGAAAAAGCTTCGGGCCATGTACGGTGACTACGGCCCGAAGGCTCTCAACCTGCCGAACGGCGAGGTCTGGACGGGAGACCCGACGGACATTCCGATCTTCGACGGCGTCAGCACCGAGCGCCTCGCTGCTGAAATCCCTGGCGCGTTTGCTCGTACTAAGAGGTCTCTCATGGAGACTGAACTCGCCGCTCGTCGGCCCTTCCAGAAGTACGCGGGTACCCGCTTCCTCAAGTCTGAGAAGACCATGGAGCGGGCGCACCGACTCGTCGTGCGTGACACTCTCGCTGAGCGCATTGATTCCGAGCGCTTCAACTACCCGCAAGACTGGGAGAAGGTCTCGAAGGCGGGTATTGATGTTCTGAAGAAGACCTTCAGGTCCATGCCCAACGTAGATTGGCGGACACTCTTCGGTATCCCGATCGACGCCAAGTCTGACGAACTGACTCAGCACCTGGCAATGACAGCGGTTCAGGACCGCATCACGGCAGCGAACAGGAACGGTCGAGAGGCTGTTCTTCTGTTCCGTGAGACTGACACGGCTCGCACTCCGGGTGACGGTGTGCTCACCGCTGCTACATGGGGCCGCGCCTCTGCTCGTGGTATCGAGGCAGGCCCCCGAGACATCCTGGTGGTCGACGTCGATTCTTGGACAGAAGAGCAGTTCAACCGGGTGGGCTTCGAGCGGATGCGTCAGTTTATGGAGACTGGCGCGGAGATCTACTTGGCTACCGAGAACAACACTGTCCGAGCAGGTATCCTCGCTCGGTTCCTGCAGCAGTCGGGCCGCTACGAGCCGGTCCCCGGATCACCGTACCACTACCGGGAGCGCAACTACCAGCAGCCCCGGAGCCGTGACACGGAAGCCCTCGACTCGACGCTGGTTTCTACTCAGCCCATCTCGGGTGAGAACAAGGCAGTCGTCTTCAAGGGCTTCACACTCCAGATCGAGGAGAACGCTGCAGGCGTCAAGAATCCCGAATACTTCAACCAGCGCGAAGTAGCAGTCGCCACAAACATCGTTCCGACGCGCGTGTACCCCGGCTTCGCTGTTCCGAAGACTGACAAGACTCAGCGTCAGGTCGTGAACCGTGTCAAGGAACTCGCGGCCAACAAGCCGTCGTGGATGAGCGAAAGCATGCACCGTGCGATCGTGGTTCTCGACAAGAAGTACGACAGCATGCGGAGCGGTGGCGAGTTCCCGCTCGGTCAGCTTCGCGAGGGCGACGCGATCCCGCTCGTGAAGTCGAAGCCGAACGGTGAGATCCAGATCTACTTTGCTCGCTACAAGCATAATGATGCGAACTGGCGTGATGTGCAGCAGCAGTTCAAGGATCACGAAGACATCGCGTACACCGATAAGGAAGTGAACTCGAACTTCACTGGCTTCGAAGGCTGGGTCGAAGAGTTCACAACGCACTCCCGCAACGGTATCCGTGTTCGGATGCGGGTGCCTCTGGAAGTCCTGGGCGACAAGAAGCAGGTTGCTCTCGGCGGGCTCAAGTACGTTATCTCGGGCTTGGGTCTCGCTCAGCAGCGCCTCCCGAAGACGAGCCTGACGCGCGAGCGTGACATCGACCTGGTGACCGATGCCAACTCTGCCAACAGCAAGAACGGCTGGCAAGGTGACGTTGGCAATCACCGTTCGGCGGCCGTCGTCTTTGGCTGGGACATTCGTGACAAGGTACTGCAAGCGTTCAGGGAAGCGACGAACGACCCGAACCTGTCTGACGTGCGTATGCGTGAACTCCTCCGAGAGTTCGCTCAGAGTACTCGTCAGTACCCCGCAGCATACCTACGCGAGATGATGTCTGACCGCGCCGCACTCGCTCGCCTTGCTCTCGCAAACGGGTCGCCGGTAGACATCAGCCAGGACAGTCCCCTCTCAGGTTACCTGGAGGCTGTGATCGTGTACCTCATGGGTGCCGAGCGCGAGCGCCCCAGTGACAACCCGGTGAACCACGTCCTGGGTCCGTTCAGCGGCCTGCTGCAGGGTCCGGAGATGATGGGTGCGACGGCTCAGGAACTCCCGCGCCTGTTCACGGAGTACTTCGATTCTCTCGGCCCGAACCACCCGACTGTCCTAGATATTCGTCGCACTTGGCAGGAACGACTCAATCGTGATCAGGATGGGTATTACATCCTGAACCCGGACTTTACTATCACAGCAGTCACGACTGACAAGCGTGGGCGAGTCATCCGTTCGGAGACCGGTCGCCTCCAGATCGCAGAGATCAACAGCACCGGTGACAACCCGGCCTTCGACCGTTTCGCTGAGCGGTCTGATCGTGCGACGCCGGAAGACTGGTCGCCACACACTGCTGCTCTCGCCATGACCGCTCTTGGTACCACGATCGCGCGGTCCAAGGATATCGAGGAGAGCGCTCGTCGCGCGGTCTCGGCAGAGGATGTCATCGAGATTACCCTGCCTGACGAGAACGGCGCAACGATTCTCGATGCCATGGTCGGTGTGCTACGTGAAGCCCAGGTCACTGAGACTGGTTATCGCTGGCAGGCGGACACTCCGGCTCGCGAGTGGTACCGCAAGGTGTCTCGCAATCTCAGCCACGCCTACCGCGTGGAGGTTGACTACGACAAGTGGGTCTTCCCGGACGACAAGCCCCAGGAGCAGGAGAACCGGGTTCGAACAGTCGAGAAGCTGATCGATGAAATCATTGCAGCCCTCCACCTGGACGGCAGAACCCAGCGCCACCTGGTTCACTACTGGGTCCGTCAGAACATCGGTCAGTTCGCTGACAAGGACCCCGAGAGCACGGCTGGTGACGTTACCTATGACCTGATGCGTCAGTCTCTCGTTGACATCCTGGCAAACGTCGAGATGAACATCTTGCCCGTCGTTGATGCCGACGTGCCTCTCATTCATCGCGACGACCTTGCTGCAATCTTCGAGGCAAACCGTGACCATCCGCACCCTTGGCTGCTTCGAGAGGGTGTGGACATCGGAATCCCGGTTCATCAGTCTGCGACGGTCGATCCCACCAACTGGTCTGGCTGGGTCCACGTGGCTCTCGGTACAGCAGAAACTGGACAGCGCTCGTTCGATAACGTGAATCTCACTGCTGTCGATGGTATGCTGCAGTCCTACACGATCTCTGAGGACAACCTACGTGGCCTCCCGATCAGCCGGTCGGACCTGCGTGACGCGAAGCTGTGGGACCCCAAGACCTCTCGCATGGTCATCAGCATCGACCCGCGTCGAAACGCGTTCGCCGGTGAACCAATGATCCTCGACCCAACGAAGCGCGCTCTGCAGGACGAATTCGGTGTCTCTCTGGAGGGTTCACGCTGGCAAGGTGCTCGTAACCTCTCGCCTGACAAGAGGCGTCGCGACCAGTACCGCAAGCGCTACCGTGCAGAGCGAGGCATCTCGACCCCGATCGAGACAGGTGTTCGCAACTTCCGCAAGCACGGTGAGCAGTGGGTGGGAGAAGCGACGACCAAGAACGGTCTGGTCCTCGCAGTCCACGACCTCCGTCACTTCACGACCCTGTTCAACCCACTCCTGTGGCTCGGTGCCGGTGTGGAGCTCGCGGCCCGCAACATTCAGGATGACGTTATCGGCCTCGTTACTGGTACCAGCACTGGCGGACTGTCGCGCCTCGGCGCTGGTCTCGCCGCCAAGGTGACGCGTGGGACTCTCGGTACCGAAGAGATTTCGAAGCGCCTCCAAGCATTTCACAACACCCAGAAAGCACTGGCGGAGAACCCGAACTTCGCCGGTATGATGTACGCGGACATGCAGTTTAAGGAGCCGCACATCCGTCGTAACTTTGTCACGAAGTTCACAGGCTGGCTCGGTCGGAGCGGTGACTGGATGCAAGACCCGACTTACGGTCAGCCACAGCACGTCATGGCTCGCCGTTACCTCGAAGCTGTCATGGACTACGTCAACAACACTGACGTGGTAATCAGTGAGGGTCAGCTTCTCTTCGAACTGGAGAAGGATCCTCAGTGGGTCAAGAAGCACCTGGCCGACGCGCACCGTGTTGCGACTGCTCGTGTGTCCAACATGCGGTCGCTCAAGATGACGTCGCTCGGTCTTCTGCTTCGAAGCATCTACCAGATTCCCGGCTCGTCACAGAACGGCGGAGTACGCATGTTCTCCGATCTGTTCCTCAAGACCCCGCTCATGTACAGCGGTTACCTGGCAAACGTTGCAACCAATATGCTTGGTCTCAACACCGCCAACAACATGTTGCTCATGTTCCTGAACGGTCGAAAGGCTGGCAAGTTCGCCCAGCGCGCGCTCGGCGACTCGTACATTAAGGATGGCGTCGTCGATCTGACCCCGCTCATCGACACGATGGATCTCACTCGGTCGTTCGTGTCGGACGGTCTGGTCATGTCTTCCTTCTTCATGGCGGCTGCATTCGCAGGCGCGACCGGCCTGGCTAGCGGGGAAGATGAGGAAGAACGCCGTCGCCGCCTCGCCATGCTGCACCAGGGTGGCGGTATCATCTACGACCCGCGCGAAATTGAGAACGACTGGCGCAGCCACGAGGCTCTGTACCTGGAGAATATCCCGGTCATCGGAGGCATCCTGGCCGACATCACGGGCACGCGCGGCTCGGGCGGTGTGCCACACTGGATCATCCGGCAGTTCTCGTCTCCAGTTCTCGGCATCACTCGCGCAGTCGAGACCGGCAACATGGAACACGTGAAGTGGGGCTTCCAGGACGTTCTTGGTTCCCTGCCCCTGTTCAATGAGACCATGGCGATCGAAGCTGCTCAGACATTCGACATGCTCACCGCTCAAGCTGACGAGGCTCAGTACTTGGGTACTGATACCGGTGCTATGAAGGCTCTCGGTCTTCTGACTAAGGCAGTCATGTCCTATGAGTCGATGGTTCTGGAGTCGTCGTTCGCAAACTTCCTCTACCAGCAGGCTGACAAGTGGGACCGCGACCCGTTCGTGATTCCTGACCGCCTCGAAGACGGTACCTACGTGCGTGATCGCATGGACGTGCCTCGGCCCACGCGTGCTCTAGAGGACTTCTACGATCCGGAAACCGGAGAACTCCTGTCGGCTTACCGTGGACGTGACTGGTTCGAGAGCACTGCCGCTGGCTTCTCGGAGAACCGCATCACGTTCGCTTTCCTCATGAGCCTCGGTACGGGCCTTCAATCGTCCCAGTACTGGCGGAACAACATGGTGGCCAAGACGCGCACCATTGAGAAGGAAGAGATGACTGAGGAACGCGCCGCGAACCTCGTCATGGGTCTCTTCGATTCGACAGGCTTCGCCGATGATCTGACTCGTATGCAAAATGGCGAGGGCATCGACCAGTCCTGGTTGCTCTCGTCGTACCGTGAAGACGGCTCTGAGGAACTCACCGACCTCGGCGCGGAGGCAGTCATCCGGGGCGTCTGGAATGGGTCTGTCCGACTCGGTGACAAGGCTCTCGAGGGTCTGTACATTCCCTATGAGATGCGTGAGCGACTGCAAGACATGTTCCTAGAGCAGTTCACCCAGGAAGGTGTTGACCTAGGTCTTTCTCAGCAAGATGCTGTCAAGCGTGCGAAGCTCATTGGCTACGGACCCTTTGAGGATAGCAGCGTTCCTGGCCTGTTCGACTTGATCTGGTCAGATCAGATTCCTTACACCAAGAACAACCGCTACTATCAGCTCAACACGACCTACGTGACCGGTCCCGACGGCAAGCCGTGGGCCACCGCCGTCGAGCGCAATACCTTGCTTCGCGCGTTCGGATTCCCGATCGCTCCGTTCTACAACGAAGACACCGGTCGCGGTCTCCCGACTGACGCAGTCCTGAACGCTGTTGACTATGGTGCAAACCTCAACACTGGTCTCCGTGCCCTTGAGAAGACTGACGAGTCGTGGATCATCCCGACTCCGGAAGACATTGGTGAGTCGATCGAGAAGGCAATCGAGAAGCTCGAAAACAAGACTTTCACTCCCAGCCCGACCTACGACCAGTATACTGGTTACGGTCGTCGCGGCTACGGTGGTGGCGGCGGTGGTGGTCGGTCCTACGCGAACAACTCGCTGATGCCGTTCCTGAACGGTATGCGCGCCCCGTACGCAGACTCGGTGCCACAGATCTACATCCAGAACATCAACCAGCGACGTGAAGACATCAGGCGTGAACGGTTCTCCAGCGAGCGAGGAAGGCTGAACCAGCAGCAATGAAAGGCGAATTCGAAGAGGTCAAGGACTTCCCAGACTGGTATGACGTGTACCGGCTCGGTGATGACGGAGTCCTCATACCCAACGGTGTGTCACACTGCGCAGCCCGCAAGCTGCGTATGTATCGTCGCTTCAAGCATGAGATGGAGGCACGAGTCGCTCAGTACGAGAAGTACGAGAAGCAGGCCGCCGCTGAAGTCGTCACGAAAAAGTCCGACCTGGCCAACATCTCGTCCGGTGAGTCGGCGGGCATGATTCGACGTATGGCTCGCAACGTCGTTCAGCACACGCCCAACGTCTACATCATGAACGAGTTTGATGATGAGTCTATTCCTGGTGTGATCGCTCGTCACACTCTCAAGACGAAGATCATCGGTGATGACGAGTACTCGAACTCGATGCAGCAGAACCTCATCACAACCTTCCGGCGTGGTGCAACGATCGGATTCGACACTGTCATTCCTGTCCTGAAGCAAAATAATCGCGGACAGTGGTATGTCAAGTACGACACCATCCATTATCGTGACGTGTTCCCCGAGCCGGGTGCCAAAGACATTCGCCAAGCCACTGACGTGTTCATTCGACGCTACTTGACTCGCGGCGAGGTCCACGCTCTCATCAAGAGTCAGGCAGTCGGTTGGGATATCGCTGCCCTCAAGTACGTTCTCGGTACCCACCCGGTCTCGCGCGAGTACGTAGACTTCGAGAACAAGCGTCACCACGTCAACTACGAGGCCTACGAGATCATCACTTGGTACTCGAACACAGGTGAAGCCTTCCTGACGTGGCACGCCCAGTCCAATATTCTGCTTCGGATCGAAGTCAACAAGCACCCTGTCAAGGAACATCCGGTGTTCTTCTTCGTCCCGGAAAAGGACGACCAGCAGCCTCTCGGCAAGTCCTTGCTCTCGCTGACTTACGGTCGACAGGAACTGCAGGATCTCTTCCTGAATTCCACCATGAAGATGATGATCCGCAACACCAACCCGCCGATCATCTCGTTCGGTACGAACAACGCGGTCATCAATTTGTCTCCGGGTAAGCTGAACGAGATTCCGAACCCTCAAGCGCGACTGGAATCTTTCGAGGTTAACACCCAGGCGCACATGATGTTCGGCCAGATCACGCAGCAGAATGCAGCGAACATGCAGCAGTTGATCGGAGCCACCGATCAGCAAATGGCTGCTGGCCCGACTGGTGGCATGATGAGCCAGACACCTCAGGGTGTCGAGGCACAGCAGCAGTTGGTCGATATCACGACCAACAACTACCAGAAGGCGATGGAAGAGTTCTTCTCTCGTTACTGTTCGTATGCTCTAACGATGTACTTCCAGGAACTCAAGGGCGTCAAAACCATCACGCCTACGGCAGATCTTCGCAGGGAGCTCCAGAACGAGGGCGTCCCGCCTGAGGCGTTCGTCCACGAGCCGTACACCGTGGTGGACGAAGAGACTCAGTTGCCGATCGAGATTCCTGCCGATGGTACTGGCCTCAAGGACGGTCAGCTGAACTTCAGTTTTGAAGACATGGCCGTAGAGTACTTCGTACAGTGCGTTCCCGGCTCCCTGACAGAGCTTGAGGACGAGAAGCAAATGCGTCTCCTGCAGACGATCCTCGTCCCGCTCAGCCAGGCTCTTCCGGCTGTCGCGCAGACAGGAGACCAGGAGGCTCTTGCTCGTGCTTCGAAGATGATGCAGTTCATCGTTGAGAAGACGGTTGAACTCTCTGGCTCTGCTCACAGCACTGAAATCAAGAAGATCCTCCGTGGTACAGACGATGACACGAAGCGCGACAAACGTATCGAACAGCTGGAACAGGTCATCGGTGGTCAGTACTCCGAAAACGGAGAGTTCTCCGATCAGATGGTCCAAGTGGTCATGCGACAGCAAGAACAAATCAACGCGATCACTGAGGCTCTCGGGGGTTTCCTTGCGAGACAAGGGGTCGCAATCCCAGGGGGCCAAACCGATGCATCCGGGCCGGAGGGGACCGCTCCGTCCGCGCCCACACCCGCTGCTCTCCCGGCTTGAGGTAGAGTATCCCTAGGACAGTACGTCCTCTGAATCAGAAAGGAAACCTCGAATGGCTGCACCGGTCGTTCAGAAGGGCGCCCTGACCAAGCATCAGCTCGTCCTCCACAAAACGATGAATCTGAAGTCGCCGGTGAACGGGATGTTCAACGGCAACGAGATCAACCCCGGCGAGTTCATGTCCAGCCGAGTCGTGGCCGTTCCGGACATCCGGGTCGACGACTACATCGTGGACACCGACATCGCTCGCATCGGGTCTGATCACTACTCCGGCTCGGAGTACACACAGAAGTGGAAGAACGGCATCCCGCCGATCGAGTGGCGTTACTACACGACCTCGCGGCACCGCTCGTTCGGCTACACTGTGTTCCACGAGCAGGAGCAGTTCACTCCGATCAAGAACCTCCCGCAGGAGTACCTGGCCCGGAAGATGGCGACCACCGTCCTCCGTGACCACGACAAGTACCTTCTGCTGGCGATCGTGCTCGGACGCATGACCGGCAAGCTCGTCGCTCGCACGTCGAACGACACGTACACGTCGGTCATCGAGGACACCACGGGCATCTCGGCGGCAGAGGTCGCGTGTACCGGCAACCAGGCGGACTACAAGTGGATCGCCCAGCCCGGTGAGCAGTACGACAACGAGATCCAGCCCTCGTTCGCCACGATCAAGGGCATGACGCTTGACGCGGCGGACCCGCTCAAGACGCTCGACGCGCTGACCACGATGTTCGGTGAGAACTGGTTTGACAGCAACCTGCCGAACAGTGATCGGTTCTTCCTCATCACGCCCGCGCTGGAGCTCTCGTTCCGCGACGCACTCATCAACGCCGGTACTTACGTGGACGGCGGCTTCGACATCTACAAGAATGCGGACAACTCCGGCGTGGTCGGACCTGCGTTCTTCGGCAAGCTCCGTGGATGGACCTTCGTCAAGATCCACCCCGAGTTCCTTCCGAAGGTGTTTGTCGACGCTTCCAACGTGGTTGACCCGTCGCCGACTCTCACGGGTGTCGGCACTGCCGCTTCGCGTACGCTGAAGCAGGTCGTGGCTCTCGCCGCCTACAAGGGTGCGGCGCAGACCCACGATTTCTTTGCGGACAAGAAGTCGCAGGAGGGCGGCGTGCGCGGTGACTTCACCGAGTACGTGCAGCACATGTCGTACGACGCGTGGGTCATCGACCAGATGTCGGAGGGCATCGTGCCGATCTTCCTGCCCGCAGACCTCGACGGCAATGGCACGACGGACGTGGACTACACGCCGGTCAACGACTCGTTCACGCGAGTCGCTGCCGCTCTCGCCGCCGCTCGTACCACGCTCGGTACGGAGGGCAACGGCTCGGTGTACCCCTGGTACCCGGCTTCGGGTCCGAACGTCAAGCCTCACGGCCCCGGTTGGTTCGAGCAGCCCTACACCGGCACGTACCGCCTCGACACCAACCTGGCGGTCCAGGAGACCGGCGACCTGGCGAAGAACATCCCCGCGCTCCCCGGCGACACGTCGTACGACCCGACGGTCATCGCAGGAGTCATCGAGGGCATGCTCCTCGCCGCCACCGCGATCCCGACGTCCGGTACTGCGGGCACCACGGTCGGCACGATCTACAAGATCGGCTCGACGCTGTGGAAGATCACCGAGGTTGGCGCGACCACGCCCACGTTCGCGGCCACGCCGTCGATCACGGGCAAGGCGATCGGCGACACGATCGTGGTCAACTCCGGCACTCCGGCGAACTCGATCACGCTGGTTCGCATCCTCTAACCCGCTCGGGCCGGGGTAAGATAGTCTCAAGCCCCGGCCCATACGGGTCGACCAAAAGGAGGAACAAATGGACCCGACGACCGCATTCGAAGAGATCCTCAGCCAGATCGCAGAACTGGCAGGTGCTGGACTCGACCTCGTCCGTCAGGTTGCTGGCGGCGGTGGAGGTCAGGCTCCTGCTGAAGCGCCGCCCGCACCCGCTCAGTAGGATGACGCAGGAACGAGGGCGGCGAATTCCTTCCCGCCGCCCTCGTTCCACGTCAAAGGAGTGACATGCCTCAGCTTGGGAACATGCCGAAGGAGCAGACAGTGCTCCGGCTCATGGCTCGCAAGTCGTTCGCCCTCGGTCTCTGGATCCAGGACAGGGCGGGCGGTCCCGTTGACATCAACGGAGCAGTCATTCGCATCGTCGCACGCAAGAGTGTTCCGACGACAATCTCCGACGACATCGACAATCTCATCACCAACTCGACGGCCAACGTAACCGCTCCCGCTGCAGGCTTTGCACGGTTCGAGCTTCAGGCTTCTGACCTCGACTGGAATCCTGGTGAGTACCAGTTCTCGATCACCATGACTCACGAGGGGTATTCCACCCTTCTCGTTCAGGGTGTGATCGATCTTATTCAGAACACTGAGTTCACCAGTCTCGGCGACACTTTCGAACTCAACGAAGCAGTGGCGTCGGCTCTGCTCGTTCGCCTCGCCGACCAGAACGTCATCTACGTGACGACTGGTCCCACGATCCTTCCTGGTACTGCGACATTCACGGAGCAGGATTACCAGATGCTTCGCGAACTCTACGCGGGTGCGCTCACTCAGGGTCAGACCCTCAACGCCGACCTGATACCCGACGGGTCTGAGAAGGTCATGATGACTCTGGCTGAGCGCGCCCTGCTCTCTGGAGGTCTCGTCGTTGACTGGGACGATGGCATCACGGGTAAGCCCTCCTTCGGCACGGCGTCGCTCAAGGACGAGGAGTACTTCCTTCGCCCCATCGCTAACGGTGGTGGTGTCGCCGCTTCTGAGATCAATTCAGGTACCCTCGACGCTGACCGCGTCCCCAATGTGGTGGACCTCAATGGTATCGTCGTCACGACGAGTGCTCCTTCTGGTGGCAACCCCGGACGGATCACTCTCAAGTACACCGAGTAGGCAGTATGGCTCTCGGTCAGTTTTACGGCATCGCGACTCCCGGTAACAATGGTGTCGAGTGTCGTGTCTACGTCAGTATCACAGATGATGCTGCTAACAACCGTAGCCGTGTCGATGCTGAGCTCCAGTTCCGCAAGACCAATGGCTTTGCAAGCCAGGGTAACGCCTTTGGATCGTTCAAGATCAACAATGTCGGTATCAACATTACTGGCAACAAGACTCTTCCTGCCAACGGGACGTGGGTAACGTTCGGTGTTGCTGGCGCTCGCTACTATAGTCATGCAGCGAACGGCCAACTCTCTGGAACTGTCACTGTCGCAGTCAATGGTGTCGGAATCTCTGGGTCGTCAGACTTCGACACGCCTGTCTCGGGTTCGCTCAATTTCAGTAACGGAAACGGCTTTACCAACTATACTCGACTCCCAGGCGCGCCTGGTCTTCCTGTCGTGAGTAATCTCGAAGCTACTTCTTGCAAGTTCTCATGGGCGGCAGCGTCGTCTCCCGTGGCTATCACAGATTACGGACAATACCTTGCGAAGAACGCAGACTTCACGGTCATGCACACCCCGGCGACGTGGATCGGGACGGCTCGTGAGTTCACTTACAGTAATCTCTCTCGCGGCACTGAGTACTGGTTTCGTACTCGTGCAAGGTCTTCGGAGGGTACCGGACCCTACACTACGGCTGTCAAGATCACGACCCCTCACACCGTTCCAGACAAGCCTCCGACGCCTTCGGTGGGCAGTATCACATCAACTTCTGCCCAAGTCAATACGACAGACCCGGCTTACGTCGGTGCTGGTGTCACTGGAAGAGAGACTCAGGTCCGAGAGGGCACAACGGTAGTCGCGACCTCAACGAGTGCCGACCCCACTTTCAATTCGCTGTTGCGTAGCAAGAACTACACGGTTCGCTACCGTGTACGGAACGCGGTCGGTTGGTCGGAGTGGTCGAACAACAAGGCGTTCCAGACTCCTGGCACTCCTCCCAGCGCTCCTGCAGGATACACCGTCACAGAAATCGCTGCAACGACAGTCAAGGTCACGACGGGAACCATCGCCGACAACGGTGGTGCCGTGCCGTCCCAGATTCGCGTCAAGGTTAGTACGACTGCAAGTGACATGGGTCTGGTTGACACGATCACACAGGAGCAGTGGGCTCCGATCGTTATCCCTGGTCTGTCTGAGAATACAAACTATTACGTCGCAGAAGCTGCGTTCAACACTGCGATCGGCGGCGGTTGGGGAGAGTACGGTCCTTGGGTACCGTTCTCGACAATCAATACGGTACCGACCCCGCCGCAGAACCTGGACGTAGACGACATCACAGAGACCACTGCAACGGCGACGTGGGTGGCTCCAGATGACCTTAACGGATCCGTCATCTCCTACTACGTCCTACTTGTAGCAGATGACCCTGCACTCACGCAGAACCTTCGGACGATCAATGTAGGATCCGGAACGTCACAGGTCATCGACAACCTCACTGGAGCCAAGAGCTACTACGTCCGAGTCTACTCGATGACCAACAATGGTCGAGGCTCGATCTCCGGTCTCGTGTCGTTTACGACAGAAGGTGGCGGCGGTTCATCGTCTGGTATCTACATTGATGTGGGTGGAACACCCAAGTTTGCAGAAGTTTGGATCGACATCGAAGGTGTCCCCAAACTCTGTGAGGTATGGATCGACGTAGCAGGAACACCAAAGCTCTGTGTCCCGTAAACACAGTGGAAGGAAGAATCATGAATCTAAAGAACCATCCCGGTATGTGGCTGAACGACGAAGCCGCCACCGCACTCGCTGCGTACGAGGAAAAGTATGGCGTCCTGACCATTACGAGCGCCGGTCGTACGGAAGCGGAGCAGCAGAGAGCGATCGATCGGTGGGACCAGGGCGGTGTGTACAACAGGCCCCCGTACCTGTATCCTCCTGCTCGCCCTGCGGCCACCAGCCCGCACGTCGTTAACGGTGGCCAGGCGGTTGACACGCCCGACTTTGTGAAGTTCCGACAGCACAGTGAAGAGTTCGGGTTCCACTGGTACGGCTCTGGAGACCCTGTCCACTTCAACTTCCGTGGCTACAAGGGCGGTGCCCCCGCCAACGTTAGTCAGCTCACTCGTGACCGTCAGACCTGGCTCAACCACTCTCGCCACGCTGGTCTCGTGGTCGACGGTATCGAGGGTCCCAAGACCAAGGCTGCGTACAAGGCCTACCAGGAGTTCCTCAAGGACTTCGGCTACAAGGGCGCGATCGACGGGATCTGGGGCAACGGCACCCAGGCCGCTCACCAGAAGTACTACGAGTGGTTCAACCGTCCTGTATCTAAGCCGCAGTCAGGCGTTCCTAGCCTTCGCTGGCAGGGTATCCAAGAGATGCTCAAGCGGTACTACGGCTACACCGGTCGGATCGACGGTATCGCAGGTACTGGTACAATCCTGTCTTTCCAGCGCTTCCTCGCCGCGCACGGATACGCCCCTGGCCACACCGACGGCCTGTGGGGACCCAACACCGCCAAGGCCGCTCAGCGGTGGCTCAAGGCTCGTTGGGGGTACCGTGGAGCGATCGACGGAATCTTCGGCCCGCAAACCAAGGCGGCGTGGGCCGTAGCAGAGAAAGCGAATGCCGCCGCATTCTAGGGGAACTAGGTAATGAGTGCTGACGTGACTGATGAAACTTCAGTAGCCGTATTGTCGACCAAGATCGACCACTTGACGTCTGTCGTAACCGATGTAAAGACTAAGCTGGAGACAAGCTCCTCAGTTCACGTCACGCGTTCCGAGTGGGAGCTTCGCAACCAGACGGTTGATGAGCGCTTCGTGACCGCAGGCAAGGATCGTGAAGCCATCTGGCTCGCACTCAACTCTCGTCGCGCACCCTGGTGGTCTGTCATTGCCGCTATCGGTGGCTCTGTCGCCACCCTCGCGCTCCTCTTTCAGTGGATCCCTCAACTCGTAAACAAGTAAGGAGAAGTAAGTGAACGTTCCCGAAGTCTGGTATAAGGCCCAGCGTGCCCTGCGTACGGCGGTCCAGGTGCTCCTCTCACTGCTCGCAGTGTGGGCAGTCATCGCCGCCGTCGCACCCCAGGTGCTGACTGAACTCGCCACGATCCTGCCGGGTCCGTGGATCGTCTGGCTGACCGGTGCAGTCGCATTCGTGACAGCGATCGCCACGGCACTGAGCCGGATCATGTCGATTCCCGCGATCAACTCGTGGCTCACAAAGTGGCTGAATCTCGGTTCTGTTCCGAAGAAGGCAATCATCAATGTACACGACATTCATGATGGGGAATTGATTGACACTACCACCGTCGCGCCCGACCCCAAGGTCGTTCTTCCAACGGACACCCGCTCCACATACCAGGACCGCAACAGCCTCGAATGGTGAGGGGGAAGGGAGGCAGGGCTTAGGCCCGGTATCTGAGTCAAGCATAGGGGAACTGCCCCGCGACCGACCGGTTGCGGTATAATTCGACTGAGAGAGGTTAGGCAAATGGCTTGGTGGGACGATGTTCTTCGTAACATCTTCGGTGGTGCGCAGCAGGAGCAGCGTCCCACCAGGTCGTCAACCTCGTCTTCTCGCGGTCGGCAGGGTGGCGGCAACTTCCAGCCCGCCCGTGAACCGCGTCAACAGACGTCATTCTTCGGAACGCCCATCTCCGCTCCCACTGCGATGGGCAGTTCTGCTCCTGCTCGTGAGACCGAAGGTCCCGAGCGTCGTCAGCTCTCTGGTGGACCCGACCGATCTGCTCCTGTCAAGACGAGCATTTGGCCGATAGAAATCAGTCGTGAGAGCGTCAATACGTTCCTCAACGGTCCCGAGGAAGACCGTCCCGAACTCAAGCGTGACATCACACCGCTCGATGCTCTCTTGGCAACGACTAAAGACCCGTACGAGTCTAACATCGGCGCGCCTGACCTGCTCTCCACGATCACGAAAACGCCTCGTGACAAGTATTCGGAGTCGTTCCGTACCGGTCAGGCACGAGTCTCCGGCACTGATGAACTGACCGACCAGCAGTGGAACGCGCTCTCGCCTGAGACCCAACGTGGAGTGCTCGCTCAGCAGATGATCTACGCTGCTGCGATGGAAGACCGCAAGGCGCGTCAGCGCCTCAGTGACATGGATGAGGCAGAGGTCGCTTCGTACCTCGACGCTGTCGAACAGATCTTCGGCGCAGGTGGTGGTAGCGAGACTTACGCTCCCAACACGATTCGCGTGCTCCAGGAACTTGGCTACCAGGGTAATCGAGAGAAGAGTGACCTCGACCTGTTTCTGAACGGTCAGGCATACGCCAACACCGGTGCAGTCCTGAGCGGTAACCTCGCCGGACCTCAGGCAGACCTGTTTGCTCAGCTTGCCGACGCGCCCGCATTCGAGAACCCTGAACTGACTGCAGCACTCGATCGTGGTGCGGCTCTGATCCAGGCTGTGGCACAGAGTGGCACGTTCTCCAACGAGGTCGCTGACGTGACAGGTATCCAGACAGCCGCTCAGAAACTGCCACAGGATCGACTAGAGGGTCTCGACAACATCCTCGTCGGTATGGCAGACCCCGGAGTCTGGAACACCATCAACTCCGACGCTCAGGCCAATGCTGAGTTCCAGCAGATCCTCGCCGGTGCAACCGAGGGTCTGGACCCGATCCTCGTTGCTGACTACTTCAAGGAACGATACCCTGCTCTCGGAGGCAACAAGATGCCCTTTGACCAGTTCCAGCAGTACTGGATCAAGAAAGGTTGATCATGGCTCTCAATCTCCGAATGCTGCCTGACATCGAAGATCGAGGTCAGCGTACCACGTACATTCGTAGACAGGTCTCACAGGGTCTGCCGACTCGCCCGACCAATAGTGGCGGTGGTGGGACTGGCGGACTGAACTCCGCTCCGAGAGTGAACGTTGGACCGTCTCCCGAAGACATCGCCCGAGCCAATGCCGCTGCTGCAGAGGCCCGTGCCAAGGCCGCTGGTAAGGCTCAGACTGCCAAGGAGAACTTGGCAACTCAGCAGATCATCGACGCCCTCCTGGGATCGCTCGCGGGTTACGCCAAGGGTCGAGACACCCTGGTTTCGAACGCTCAGACGACCTATGACGAAGTGCTCGCGGGTATCCTGTCGAACTACGGCGCGGCTGTCGACGACTACGAGAAATCGGCTGACCGTAATCGTCAGGACGAGTCGAGCAAGAGCGCCGCCAACGTCACGAACCGTGCTCGTGAGCGGACTGCTTTGCTCAGCCAGGTTCTGTCTCAGGGTGCTGGAGAGACCGACGCCATGCGTGCAATTCTCCAGGCTTTCGCGAACTTTGACGCGAACCAGGCAGGCATCACGGGAACGTTCTACGACAACGAGCGTAACATCAACGCCCAGATCGCGGGTGCGAACAGTCAGGCCTCGACCTCTCGTCGGTCGGCGTTCGAGCAACTCCAGTCGGCGAGGGCTCAGGCTCACAACGAATACTACAAGAACTACACGGATGTGTGGACCAACATCCAGCGTACCGCCGCGCAGAACACGAACATCGACTCCGATTACTCTACCGCGTTCAACGCTAACTTCCAAGGGAAGGATCCGGTCAAGGAGGCTGCTCGTTACGCTGGCCTTGCCTACAAGCGAGAGACTAAGGACGACGAGTACTTCGACAACTTCGAGGGGCGTCGCGAGGGCCAAGATACTCGCCTAGCCTCGGTCAACCGTGCTGCGTCGACAACGATCAGCGGTCCCCGTCGCGCTGAAGGTGCAACGCTGAGAAGGAGAGCGTGATGCCGAACGAAGAACTCGCCATCACTCTGGACGACGCCGTAGCCGAAGTCATGGGAGCGCTGACCGGCCTCGATCTTCGACACGTTCCAGAACGGGACCGTTACCAGGCGGTGACGCGACAGCTCAACAAGGCCCTTCGTCTTAACGCGACAGAGCTTGAATGGTCGTACTACTCATCGACCGAGAGTGTCGGCTACGCCGTCGCCGGTGAGCGCCTGGTGAATCTCCGTGCCTCGGTGCGGCCTCGCATCATGCGTGGCGACGCTGTCCGGCTGGTGGTCCCTGAGACCCAGCGTACCATGACGTGGGCATACTTCCTGCCTCGCGAGAACCTGCACGACTACCCGGTCCAGCAGGGTCTCTGGGTTGCATCGACCACGCAGAACCTGGAGTTCTCTCGCCCGTTCCTGGAGGCCGAGAACGGTCTGGAAATCCTGGTTCCAGTGATGCGTGAGCCGAAGATGTTCCGACTCCCGGAACAGCCCGAGAATCCCGAAGAACCAGTTATTGAGGTTCCGGCTGATGTGCGTCAGCAGCTCTTGGACTTCCAGTATCCTGATCTCATCACGGCTCGGGCTGCTTACCTGTATGCACAGACGAACCCGCTCTGGCAGCCTCGCGCGCAGACGCTGGAAGCTAACTACAAAGACCTCTTCTACGCTCTCAAGGAGCGGGATGAGCGCAACACAGATGCTCCTATGATTCACTCGTGGGACCTCGGCATCGAAGCAGACATCACGTCTGTTCGTCCGTATACGGGCCGTCCGTCCGCTGACCAGTTCAAGACCCTGTTCTCATAATGGCAACAAAGCAGCCGAAGGCACCCATCGATAACCCGCTCGCGAGGTCTTACCTCCGTGAGTTCTCCGGGTGGTCGACGGCGTACCCTCCGGGGATGAGTGACCCCACGTCTGTCAGGACGATGGAGAACATCTACATCACCCGCGAGGGGGCTGCGCGAGTTCGCCCCGGTATCCGCTCTGTCTTCACTGAGAACTGGTGGCTTGGCAACTCTGGCGAGACGATCGTCGGCAGCTTCGAGCACTTTATCGACACTGACACTGGCCAGATCGCGCTCTTGTTCGCCGTTCGAGGAAGCGGTGGAACCGTCAATTTCCGAGTCGTTCGCTACAACTCGTCAACCCAGCGCTTCGATGACCTGCCTGGAGTGTTCCCCTCCATCACGTTTTCGTCAGCAACGACTTTCGTAAAGTATCTGCAGATCGATAACAAGATTCTTGCCCTATCGAACGATCCCGACGAGCCTGCGATTCTCTTCAATGTAGGTGCCACCAAG